TATGAATGCTTGTTTCTCTGCATCTTCACGGTTTGTGAAAATTTCAGACATATGTAATTCATAATTTATCTGACCCCAAAGAGATCGTGTTTCATCCTCAGGCGATGATACAGTGCATACTTGCACTCGGTTCGAATTGCGCCCAGGTTTGATTAGGCGAATTTTTAATACGTCATTGTCTGGTGTTACTGTATACATTTAAAGTTGAGTGGGGCTTAACGCCCCACTCACCATTTGCTCTACGACTTTTTAGCCGCTGTTACTTTGCGTGGCTTTGCTGTCGTTGTCTTTTCAGTCCCGGTATTAATACCCAAACGACTCAACAGTGCTGCTCCAGCGTCAGTCTGACTAAGCGCCTCAGCCATTGCTGCGATTTCTGTTCCGCCTGCTGCGGAGAAAAGATCCATCACACTGTCAATGCCGCTAGCGACATTTCCTGTGTTAGCAATAACCTTGATGCCAGCATCCTGCAATGCCTTAGCTTGCTCAACGCCAACTGTCTCGTCTTTCTCGACTCCACGAATGCTAACCAAGTAACCCTGATAACCTTCGTTTTCGCCAATTTCGCGAGCCATTTCTAGCTCAGGTGTAACGCGAGCCATTTCAAACAAGCGTTTTGCTTCTGCCTCAGAAGTACCGACTGCGAGAATACCTTCAGCGTCTTTCAACTGCTGTACCAAGATACCTTCAGCAACAAGTACTGTCTCAGCTTTCTCAGCTTCGGCAGTAATAATCTTCTGCTGCTTCTCACCGTCTGCACGAATAACAAACGTCTGCTTGTCCTGATCTGCCGCAACTACTTGTACTTCGCGGTTAATCTCAGCAGCACGAACATTCTCGACCAACTGAACTGCCATAATTTTCTCAGCAGTAGTCTTAGCTTGCTCTTGAATTTCCTGATTCGCCATTTCGTTAGCGATACCAACCTGCTTGTCTTTCTCAGCAGTACGCTCACCAACTAACTGTTCAGCTTCTTGAGCGCGAACAGCAATAACCTGTCCTGCCTCAATTTCCGCTGTCTCGGCTTTCTTTTTGTTATCAGCACGAACAACACGCGACTCACGATCAATCAAAGATTCTTTCTTAGCCATGATGTCTGTAACAACCCTAGAGTCCTTACCGTCACGAATATCCATAAGCTCGATATTCTTAACATTACTTACGCCCCAAGCCCGTAGTTGATCTTCGGTCTCAGTCGTAAACAATTGACCATACGTGTTACGCTCCTGCATGATTTCTTCAATCTCGTTCTTAGCAAGAATGTTACGTGTAGCACCTTGCAAGATTGATTCTAGCTGGCAACGCAACTCATGTAGATCAGTCGTGCGCTTCGCAGCAATAGATGGATCAAAGATACGGAAGAACGCTACTACGTCAACCATAAACGGAACCTTACCAATATCGTATGCTTCGTAATCAGTTAGCTTTTGGTCGAAAATAGCCAGTGACAAAATTCTAACTGTTACACCAATACGCGGCCACCAAGTAGGCCATGCGTAATAACTGTTGCTGACGATGTGATCTGTGCTTTCAATTAAATCGCCATTAGCGTCTTCAACAGGCTCGGGTGTCTTACCATACATTACCGTCGAGTTGCGATTCTGTACAACATGCACCTCGTTCGGCCTTACTACCACTCGATACAGTTTGGCGACAAAGACAACGAGGAATAGAAATACACCTATCCCAATCGCGATCTGTCCGCCAAAGCTCGGTACCAAGCTAAACCCTGACATTATACTATCCATTTTTTTACTTCTCCTGAATCACTAATTGATTAGCTAGCAGTAAGGTGATTCATACTCGCCGCTAACAGTCTAGACTACTTCACCAGTCGTGAATAACTCTTTGACCAGCTAGTTTCCTCTTAAAATTTTCTCGTTCTTTAAATTTCCATGCTGCTTCAAAATATTTGCAACATTGATCTGTTAAATATTTTTCATCAGTAATCGGAAATTCACCCATTTCTTCTATGTCGCGACACATTTCGTTAAGTGCTTGCCTCATAAAAAAGTAAGTTCCACTTATTTCTTTATCATGCAAACCATCAAACATGTGTATGGGCGTATCTGCTTTGTCAAAGTTTACGCTATCAACATAAACTGCTGTACGTATTTCACTCACCCAGCCACTCATAAATCTTGATCTATTCTCTCCGTAAATATAATAATAGTTACAAAGCGCATCTAAGACGTATTCTATAGATTTATTAGAAGATTCCATCAAACGTCTTTAAACAATTCTATAAGTTCTGGTTTTGGATTAGTTAATACAATACAATTTTCTAATGATTTAATATAAGACTGACGATCCTGTAAAACCCAATCTCCACGACCCCATCGCGTAGCTCTCCGTACTTTCAATGAGACTTGAATAAATTTTTCTCTCTTACGATTTCCGTAGCCGCCGCGATACGCTTGTGCATTACGCACTTCGAGGATCTTTAACACACGCATTTCAGGGCTTGTGCCACCTGCAGCATGTAATAGAAATTCGCCTTCAAACATTGGCGTATCAAAGACATCGTAAGCAATCGTTTTGCCCGAAAGCTTATCTTTAAATACTCGTTTATCTTTATCATCAGCCATTAAATATCTTTAAACAAGTCTACAACTTCTTGGACAGGATCAGTGAGTATAATCACGTTTTCTATTTTCTTTAGTGTAGACGCATTCTGTAATTCCCATTTTCCGTCTTCATCCCAAGATGATTTCATCGCACCCTGAACACGCAAAGTAACTTTTTGGTCAGGAGTTGAAACCCATTTACCACCCTGATTCACCATCTTAGTTCCTTCTTTGCGTTTTACTTCTATAATTTTTGCGACTTTCATTATCGGGCTTTTCCACTGAACAGTAGCATACGCAATGATTTCGCCAGCAGCGATTGGCGTTCCGAAGCGGTCTCTAGCTGTCTTAAGACCTTTGAGCGATTCAGTGAATACTTGTTTATCTTTTGCGCTTGACATTGCTTTCCTCCCACTCAACAAATACATCCATAATATTTTCTGGCGGATTGTCTAGAATGCAGGCTTCTCTAAATGATGCAAGCCCGCGTCGATTCTGCAATCGTATGATGTCGTTTCGTACAGTTGCAACTTTGACTGTTACTGACGAAACATAATCTTCACCAGTTTTATGAGTGTAAGTATATTGAGTTGCAGTTTTGTAATTGAATTTTTCGACAAGTCCGAAGTTCAATCCTGCTGCACTCTGCGTTCCAGTACCAAAGATTAGAATGTCCCCAGGTTGTATTGCTCTATTAAATATGTCACACGCATACGGTTTGTCTTTGAGTTTACTTACGAATTCAATCCGTTTGCGATCAGCTTCCGTTGCTTCCATTATCATTCATTTATCTCCGTCGTACCTATTAATATGAGCCACATAAATGGATGTTGCGCTTGAATATTCAACCATTGATGCATATGTGCCATGCTCGGAAACTCTTTATCGAATTCCTTAACAGGTTCATCTTGTCCATCCTGCCACATTTCTAGTGTTGCTATAATCATTTCTTTATGTTGTTTCCTGCTTTGATAGCATCTTTAACTTCTTGCGGTGTAAACTCAGTAATGACCCAAGTATTCTCCCATCGCTTAATCGAAACTCTATGTAGGTTCAGTTTATAAACGCCATTAGCACCCCAGCTTTTTTGACATTTTCGCACACCAACAGTAGATACTTTTTCTTCGCCAGTCTTCTCATCTATATTATTGTAATTTATTTTAGTTACGAGCCCGTAATTCAAATCTGGACCGCTTTTCACACCTGAGCCAAACACAACAATATCATCAATATTGATTACTGTTCCGAATTTGTCTCTCGCAATTTCCTTACCACTTAAAAGTTTGAGGAATTGCTCTTTGCTATTCGGCTCTGTTATTGCGCTCACTTAACCCATCCTATACTTAGTACATACCGAGTTCCAAATAGTATTTTTGAAACTGAGTGTTCAAATTTGTCTGGTCGAAAATAAATAATGCGATTAAATATGTTTAAGGATTCTTCGTCGTTGCACCAGAAGTGCCCGCCATACTCCGCATTTTTTAATACAATGTTGATTCTGTGATGTTCTTTTCCTTCTACAGGATCAGTGTGCGTATCAATCTCTGAACCTTCACGATAGCGAATAATGTAGCAATCAAATGGAAGAAGGAAGGTATTTTGAATAAGGAGCATCTTATCGTAGCCACTTTTCTGCCGACCTTCTTGCCATTTAAAATACTGCATTAATCTGTATTTCCTCCAGTTAATTTATTGTGCGGGAAACATGTAAGGATGTAAAACCCACAACAGTAACCCCGCAAGTACTGCTGCAATATGAAACATGCCTGATGCCCAACGAACGCCCTGCCAATATCGCTTGCGTTTTTCAGCACCAGTTGCTTTGTTTATCCAGCGATTACCAGACATAGCTAACATCGGGCAAAGTATAAAATATACAAAGTAGAATACCGAAATCGGCAACCATGCATTCATAATTGATTCTATTGTAATATTCATGTTCGTACCTCAAATCCGTCTTCGTCGTATTCTCTTTCGGAGAGACCTGCGTCATCCAACGCTTCGCTGATCGACTTCTCAGTGATTGGAAACGTTCCCTGTAGTTGCCCACAGTCGAGGCAGTAGTCGAATTCTACATAGTCGCCACCGCCGATGCCAAGCCCATTTACCACATAACCGTCAATATCTTTACGGCCAGGTAATGTAGTATAACATAAATCAGAACATTTTGCACCCACTCCTGCGATGCGTGTACTTCCACATTTACAAGTCATATCAACTTTCCTTTGTCTTCAATGCTTCACACATGGTGATCGCATTATATATGCACATGCTAAAGACTGGCGAGAACATGATAAGTAATACTATTGTATCATTCATTAGAAATAATCCTTTAGTCTGTTAACGACTTCTACATTCTGCCCTACGAAATATTGACGTACGGCTATATACGCCCGCGCGACCTCAAAGTCGATGCTTTGTAACCCGTCACCGCTTTGATCTGTAATTTCGACCATTTCAATGTCAGTGTCTCTAGGATCAGTGATAACATTGTCAACACTAAACCCGCACACATAAATGTATTCGTCTGCGCCAGTTACTTTAGCGAGAAGGTTGCTAGTGTCTACATCCCCGCCAGGGTCGTGTTCAATGACCGCTTCGACATTAGGAATGTCTAGCAAATCTGAACTAATCTTGTCTGTGTTCCATTTAAACATCTGAACCTACCTGCGGCAAGAGCCAGCCTTTCTCGACCCACTCGCCACCAATAAGCCACAACACCTTCCGCGAGCCTATGCCACCCAGAATCTTAGTTGTTTTGGGATTGGACATCGGTGGCGGAGTGATGCTGATGCTTTTGTAAGTTATTCCGTTACAATCATCGCACATTAACATTTCAATATCAGGATCGTAACATTCTGTACAAGATTCACCTTCCTCTGCAACATACATCGTATATCCTTTGTTAGCAGATGGTGTTACAGGTGCGTTCTTCGATCCGCAATGTGAGCAAAAACTCATTCTAATCCTTTATCGGATACTTACGTACAAAGTCTAGTCGTGCCGAAGTTTGTTCTTCTGGCCGACCACCATTATTTCTGATGCGAAAGGCAGTATTAAATGCATCGTTCTTAATGGACCTGGGTGTAGGAATAAAGAACCTACGCCAGCCATACTTGGCCTTCATCGCATGTTTCTGTAGTTCCTTAGCGTCTAAGAAATTCATTTAATCCTCGCAATCAATTTTCGTTAATGCAGCGTGACGCCAGTATCTCGTTGCCAAGAAACACTGATCGTTGTACTCAAATGTGTACCACTTTTCATCTATGATTTCGATGTTAGTTGCACCATTCGGAGTGCCTGTATTAGCAACATAAGTTTCAAATCTTTCTTGTGGCGTTGGTTCGCTACAACCAGTAACGAATGCAAGACCAATGAATAATACCCAACAGAATCCAATCATCTGCATTATGTTTTTTGCTGAACAGTCTCTTTCACTCATTATCTTATCCTTTTACGCAGACTACTTGCTTCAACGTGTGAACAATCTCAACTAAATCTCTCTGAGCATTCATAACAGCATCAATGTCCTTGTAAGCAGCAGGTGTCTCATCAAGCACACCAGCATCCTTACGACACTCAACACCTGCCGTAGCTCGTTCGTGATCCTCGACTGTAAACAATCGCTTAGCCGCTGATCGTGAATGTGAACGTCCTGCTCCGTGAGAGCAAGAGTTAAATGAATCCTTGTTACCAAGTCCGCGAACGATGAATGACTTAGCACCCATTGATCCTGGAATAATTCCGTAGTCGCCTACACGCGCACGTACAGCACCCTTGCGAGTTACGTGTACATTCGCACCGAAGTGATTCTCCATCGAAACATAGTTGTGGTGACAGTTGATTGCTTCCTTAGTAATCAAGAACGGCGGCAGCTTGCGCTCCAGTGCCATGATTACAAGTTCCATCATAACCTGTCGATTACGATATGCAAAGTCTTGCGCCCAGCCAACAGCTTCGATATAATCATCGTAGTACTCTGTGCCTTCGGCCAAGTATGCTAAATCCTTATCAGGAAGCTGAATGAAGAATCGTTCCATTTCTTTCTTAGCAAGCTGAATGAAATAGTTGCCGATACAGTTTCCTGGATTACGTGAACCTGAGTGAAGCATTACCCAAACATCATCCGCCTCGTCTAAGCAAAGTTCAATAAAGTGATTACCACCACCAAGCGTACCAATCTGACGGTATGCGCGATCTTCAAAGTCACGACCTATCTTACCAATCGTAGGATGCTTTGCAAGAATCGACCGCATTCCTGGGTCTAACTGCTGGTTAGTGTTGTTCAAAAGCTTGTCAGTCTTGTTGTGCCACTTTGATCCCATACGCGAACGTGTGTGATAGTCGTGACCAACAGGAACCATGCGCTCAATTTCTCCGCGCACGTTTGTTAATGTGTCAGGCAAATCCGCAGCTTTCAACGAAAGTCGTACAGCATTCATTCCGCAACCAATATCTACTCCTACCGCAGCAGGAATAATCGCACCCTTAGTTGCAATTACTGACCCAACCGTCGCGCCCTTACCTAAATGTACGTCAGGCATCGCTGCTACATGCTTGTGGATGAACGGCAACGATGCAATATTCTTTAGCTGATCCCGCGCTTGTGACTCAAACGGAACGCCCTTTGTCCAAGACTTGATAATGCCTTGTCCAGACAAACCTTTCATTACTTCATAATTTTGTATTTTCTTAGCCATCTTTCTTCTCTCATTCACCGTGTTTCAATTTGAATTGAAACAATTCTTTCTTACACTTCTCAATTTTTTCGTGTGCTACGTCAAGTGACTTGGCGTTAGCATAACAACGTTCTTTATGATTCGGCTTACGCTCATATCCAAACAATGTCGCGGCCGATTCTTTTAGCAAGTAGTCAAGCACTCTTAAGGCAGACTGCAATTCTGCTTCTGCCTTTTCAAGTCTAAGGTCAAGTTGACGCTTATTTACTATTTCACCTAAAGTCATTTTAAATGCTCACTCTTGAGTCCATGCTTCAAACAAATCTTAAAAATCTTTCTGCAAACTGAGTCGTACATTGTGCGAGTATTTGCAACTGCTAATGCTGCTTGGTCTATCACGTACTGAGTCTTTCCCATTTCGTGAGCAAATGCCAATTCGATTACTGCTTGTCTTGTCTTTGTGAACATGACACTTGCATCATTCTCTAGCAAAGTAAGGCCAACTTTTTTTCTAAAGTCTGCTATTCGCTGTTGCTCAAGACGCAATATTTCTATATCAATCTTCGCCCTTTGCACTTGAATATCAACTTTAGCTTCCATTTGAGTCTGATAAAGCTTATTATCGACTTCGTAAGCCTTGTTGCCGTTATGATTGACCATCTGATACATTTTAATCGTCAGTAGCGTTTTCGTGATGTACCGTAACACCGAAGGGAGCAACAATGCTCTTACGACCGTGCACCAAGAATACTGTATCGCAGTAATCCTCTTCGCCCCAAGTTCCGCAGGGGTAACCGTCTGTGCAGAGAATGAACTGATCTGGAACAATTTCTTCCTGACGCATCATTTCCCAATTGCACTCAAACATCGTACCACCGCCACCTTCTAACTCGAAGTCATAAATCTCATCAACCGTGTCAGGTGTGTACGTGTGAACTTCATACGTTTCAGTATCGAAGCACCATACACGAAGCTTGAAGTCTGCGAACTGCTCCATGATACCTTTAACCTCTGCAAGAATGTCTCTCAACATTTCATCAGACATTGAACCTGACGTATCAATCGCAAGATCGACACTAACCATCATATCGTTGTCCATTGCAGGCAAGTAGTAATTCGTAGAGCGAGACTTCCTGCTCTGACGCTGCCATGTGTAATCTGACTTCAAAGTTGACTGAATGCTGTTATTCAAATACTCGCGCCAGTCAACTGTAGAATCTGTCCAATCATCAATCAGACGCTTAACACCACCTGGGATGTTACCTGCGCCACCACGTGCTTCGGATGCAACTGCTGCTGCGTCCATGATCGCTTTACGCATATCGCTGTCCATCCGATCAATTTCTTCTTGGTCAATCTTGATCGGACCTTGCGAGCCATCATTTTCGTCACCATCAGCATCACCAGCCTCAGGATCCATATGCATATCGTGTGAAATTGGTCCGTTCTGGCCGCCTTTACTCTTGCCAGAACCACCACAAGACGGGCAATCACCTGGGGTGCTTCCGCCACATTGGCCGCTGCCACCTTCGCCTTCACCATCTTGATCGCCTTCACCTTGATCGCCTGGGGCCTGTCCAGTACCGCCACATTCGCCACACTGGCCGTCGCTCTCGCCTTTACCATTCTGCTTGTCCCGCTCATCCTGTTCTTTCTTTAGGATGTTGTAGACTTCCTCAGAAGACATATCGCGATACTTTTCTTCGCAAAGCACACCTGGCTCACCACCAGCAAATTCTTTCTTATACTTTCGGTAACGCTCAGGGAAATTCTCTTTGATGAATTCTTCGTACTTCGGATCCATCATGGTATTACTGGAAGGAAAAGAACCGATTCCAAGATCCTTCAGTTCCAAGTTAATTACGTAGTCGCCAGCACAATTGTACAGACGCGGATCACGTTCCTCACGACGAGAAAAGTGATCGTACACACAATGCATAACCTCGTGTGCAATCACAAATTTGGTTTCTTCAAGTGAACAACGATCAATAAAATCTCGATTGTAGTACAAATGCTTGAAGTCAGTTGCCGCAGTAGGACACCATGCGGTAGCATCGACCAATTCAAGTCGAAGTGCTAAGTTGCCGAGAAACACGCAATCGTTGTAAATAATACGTGCTTTGACTAATTTATCTTCTGGGGAAAACTTCTGTGACATTTGATTAGTTCCTATCAATTTATATACATATTATACGGTAAAACACCCCTTGCGTCAACCACTTTATGCATCTCTATTACTATAGTTATCAATAACTTATAACTATTTTTGGAGTATTTCTGCTCTAATAGAATCAATGACTTACGAGCGCCTGTAACTGTTTGAATCTCATAAAAAAGACCGCCCAAAGAAAGTCTCGGGGCGGCCAATCATAGCGCAAGTCACGTTGCACCAGTTAACCATTTAGACAATCCACTCTTGGTACTCTTTGAAGAATTTGTTGAAAGTGGGAGTCTCAGAATCGAAGTCCAAGTCGTAGCGACGGAATGCTGTAACAGCAGCCATGATGACCATTTCCTTCTTGAAGTGTTCAGGGATCATCATAAACTTCAAAAAGTTGTCAGTGACCTTGTTCCAGTCCTTGTCACCCTTAGACTTGTCCATTTCAAACTCTTGCTTGATTTCAGACATTGCGTAGCACATGCCGATAACCAGCGAGTACTTAGCAGAAACGTCAATCGCTTTGTCTTCCTTCAGCTTAGTAACCTTGCCCAACACGATGTCGCGAGGATTCGGAAGCTTGCCTTTCAAGCGCCTGCTCTGCATGAATTCAGTAGCGAGTCCAAGACCAACTGTGCCAGCGACCATGACTTCGTTCAGCTTGTCAGAAAGCTTGTCAGTCAGAGCCTCTCCAACGAACGTCCACGAACGCGGAGTAGCAAAAGCCTTGTCGCCACTCTTCGGATCAAACTGGAACAAGTAGTTCGGATGCGCAGTCAAGAAACCAACTACGTCAGGATGTACGCCGTGTCGAATTGCCCAGTCCTGCCAATCTTCGAAAGATACGATCAATTCAAAGTGCATGAACCTGTTAGCAAGTGCTGACGGCATGCGAAAAGTTACTGCGCGATCAGTCTCTCTGTTACCAGCAGCAACGATACTTACACATTCAGGAAGCTCGTACTCGCCAATTCTGCGATTCAGAATCAACTGATATGCAGCGGCCTGAACCGACTGCGGTGCAGCGTTAATCTCGTCAAGGAACAGAATAGCGTTATGCAGTTCTGTATCGGCCTCACCTGGAAGCTCACCTGGCTTGCCCCACTTCATCGTTTCCGTCTTCGGATCGTAGAAAGGGATGCCTTTAAGGTCAGTCGGCTCCATCAAGAGCAAACGCAGGTCGATCACGGGACGATTCTCTCTCGCTCCGATCTGTGCGATAATGTCTGATTTGCCGATTCCTGGCGGTCCCCAAATCATGCAAGGACGGCCTACTGACATTACATGCTCGACTACTTCTACAAGTTCAGAAGGTCGAACTGGAATGCTTTTTTGATTCGTGTCTGTCTTAGCCATGGTGCGTGTTCCTTATTAATCGTTTATGTGACTTGCGTTTGTCTATCTAGTATGTGTATTATATGGAACTGCGCGCCATTTGTCAACAACTATAACCTGTTTAACATCAAGCACTTAAGTGGAAACTCTTTAAAAACAGATAGTTACGTACACGTATTAAGTCATTGAATTCCTTACAGGTATAAAAAAGGCCCCTTAGCGGGGCCTCTTTACTTGGAAAGGAGTAGATTACGCTGTAGCGTCCTCAGACTCAACAATCTCAATGTTAGCATCCGCTGTATCAGCAGCATCAGTAGCCGTTGCAGCTACCAACTGATCGTTCAATGCAGTTACGGCCTTGCTAATTGAAGCAATGCCTTCTACCGAAACTGAAACTCCGTCAACGGTCATGCTAGCATCCCAGGTGCGCTGGGTCTTTGTCTTGTATGTAGCACAAGCTTCGCCGACCTGTTCGCCGTCTAGCTCAATTGCCCATACTACGCATTCTACACTCGTGCCATCGGCTAGAGTGCTTGTGCGTACTTCTTCTGTTTTGCGTCGATTAATCGCCATTATGAATTTCTCCTGTATCTATGACATAGTTCTATACCATTGTGCTTATATTACAGGAATCAAGCACTTATGTCAAGCACTTTATATCCATAAGAATCAATAACTTACGACACCTGTACTTAAGTCGTTGTTTTAACTGGAATTCTTCTCATATAGATTTTTGAGCCACTTTTTCACATCTCCACCGTTGAGTTTGAGAATGAATGATTGTTTGATGGTAAACAGGAAAAGATTAGCATGACTCCCAGGAAGATAGTAAGGCCAAGTCACATGATTTTTGAGTGTCAATAATTCTCGACCAGTTAGCTTTTCTTCAAGAGGAAATTTTTCGTGATCGTAGATATTTCTTAAAATATTATAGCCAAAATGAGTCAGGCGCAAAGTAGTAGGCGCGTTGAACATGAGTCCATCTAATGATTTATGAGTTTCTTCTGGAAACACATCTTCGTTTAATTCACTGAATATGAAATCTTTTAACGGTTGGATATGTTCAGCGGCCATCTTATATTGTATCTTCGGTTATAATTTCACCACCAGTTAGTTTCCATACAGCAAATGAATCTGTCTTGAATATACGATTAAGGCGCTCTGCTAGATTGAACGCATGACCAGAATTTGAAAAACTGACTTTTTTATATTTAGGGCCAGGATAGTTGACAAGAGAATTCAATGTTCGAAGATTGATAGGTCGCCCGTCAAAGTATACTGCATAGATATAGTCCGCTTGAAGAACTTGCTCGCTCTTGTATGTTTTTGAATCAGTATGTTCTAGAATAATTGTCGGTTTCGGTCTAGCCATTTGTGTGTTCCTTTGCTCGCCCGCTTGCAAGCCATTTATATATAGTGGTGATATGAATATTTAATTTGTCAGCAGCTTCATTGCGCGAAGAATATTTTATGCCATCGACTGTACAAGATTTTTGACATTTACGAGCACGATGAGAAATGCGTTCGTGGGTCTGTGGTCCAGTTTTCTTGCCCTTATTCCATGCGAGTTGTCCTTTATGTGCCTCGGACATCCTTGCTTTTTGTTCGGGTGTAGCTTTCCATCCTTTTCCGAATCGCCCGTTGGTATTGCCCATCTTCGAAACAGATTGTTTATTCCTTATCTTTTTCGCTCGATCAACCCCATAACGATCATTGTAGTTCTTAGATAATTGTTCGTGGCATAATCGTTTAATCCAGCTATACTTTTTACTGCTAGCAGTTCTCATTACGTTTAATGCGGAGATCAATCCGTGATGGCCAGGATACATCTTAACCAATAACTGGTGTGCTATATGATGTTCTCTAGCGGTCAATATAGCAATGTTCTCAGGATCATCCGTGCCACCCATGCAGCGGGGGATAATATGATGTTTCTCAGTATAGCCTTCTAGCAACCGATTTTCCGATCGTTGATTCAGCCTGTTATAGTAAAATTCGTAATTCATTATAACAGTATTTATCTAATCTACTTCATATTACGCAAGTTTAGATTTGGTAAGTTCGTTAAACCCGCCAATGCTCTTATCCCCAACAAATATTTGCGGAACAGTTCGAAGTGCAGGATAACAGGAAATAAATTTGTTTTGTTCATCAGCATCATCGAGACTAATTTCTGTGTAGTCATAGTTTCTTTGAGATAACCATAGTTTGGCCGCCGTGCAATACGGACAGCGTTTCTTCGTGTAAACTTTGATTTGTTCCATTTATAATCCTGCTATTGTTATTGGTACTGCAATATTTATGATTTCTGCGTCTCGGTAAACTTGTATGTTAACTGTATCTCCAACTTTATATTTGATCTGTTCATTAAGCCATGTAAACAACTCAGAAGGATCAGAGAATTTATTGCCTTCTATGCTGATAATAATATCTGATTGTTGCAAAGTAGTAGATATATTTTTATCAATGCTCATTACCATTACGCCGATAGGGTATTCATCATCTCCATTTGCATAGTTAAGGTGAAACATACTATCCTTTCCAAATGTTATCAATGACACTCCTAGATCAAGATACACGACAATGATATCCTTGCGTATGCCCGCGATTGCAGCTATCAATGTATCTCCCCTTACAGGATAGCCTACCATAGAAAGAACGGAACTACGTGTTTGTATTATTGATTTTGGAAACATAGAAAGAATACTTCGATTTAATGCAATGACATCGCCATTCATATTGAATACAGGGCCACCTGAACTACCACTGCCTTGCAATAGCTGTAGTTGTAGGTTATTGATGTAAGGATATCGTTGATCTTGCCGGCGAATAGAACTAATTACACCTTGTGTGCCTGACCAACCGATGCCATAAAAATGTGATATGCTGAATACGGGATCGCCCATCCGTAAATCAGTGTCATCTAATATCTCAACACTTTGGTGTTCACCTGGAATTATTAGCAAAGCAACGTCAGCTATTTTATCGTAACCAATAACTGTTGCTAGAAATCGTTGATTACTTCCTTCAAAGGTTATGTGAATTTCAGTATTATGTTTTACAGCGGAAGCAATAACGTGATAATTTGTTACTACGTTGTTATTATCAATGATAAATCCTGTACCAATGATAGGTGTGGTTGGAACTCGGATGGAAGAGGTAAGTTTGGTAAGAGGATTTAGCTTATCGCGGACAGCAAATTGTTCTACTCGTATATACGCAACGGCAGGAAGCACCTCATTCATTCTATCAGCTAAGTCGTGTGCTTGCCCCGTACTGATTGTCAATAGAGCGACTAGCCCTATAAATAGTCTTTTCATTAAAACTCCACATTTAAAAATCACGTCCCACAATATCAATGGACATTGTTTTTGTCTGTAGGAGCTCCAGTTCTAATTTTTCTATATGTGCTTCAAGAGCAACTATTTCGGTATCTAGAAGCTGCGCTTCTGCCAAACCAAATGATAATTCTCTCCGTTTGAGACTAGCTGTATTGCGTATTTTTAAACGAAAGTTTTTTATTTCGTCTGCCATAATATATGTGTCCTACTTACTATTTATCATTTATTTTTGTTCTTCTTCAATATGCTTAAATTCGACTTCATTTCCATTTCAGTCTTAAGGGGACCTACATATTCATATTTTAGCAGAGTTGATAGCTTAGGTGAGAAAGAATGAATCCATCCTTTTGGGAATTTAACACAATAGTAACCTGCACAATGAAAGACTTTACTGTTTTTTGTTTTGGTATATAGCGGAAGAGTAGAAATTACATCTTCTGTATCAGCTTCAAACGGATGATCGAAGTCTACTGGAAATCCTTTAATAAAAAAGTCTTTCTCCTCAGCTAGCTTCGTTACAACTATATTATTAAAGACATCTTCCTCAAAGAAATCCTTTACCTCTTCATCATTTGCAAATTGCACCTTGCCGTCGTTTGTGAGTAGAAGATATTTTCCCGATTTGTTTGTGCTTAGTAATCCGATTTTTTCTTGTTCTTTTTCCGTCATTACTAACCAACTACTGTCTGTGATTTCTTTTAATTGTATAATCATGCTCTTCCTTTTAATTTTAGTTTGAACATATCCTTTTGCGTCACATAAGAATAAGTGTTTATTGTGTGACCACAATCCCATGCTTGCGCATGATGACGATACATAAATCCTCTTATTTTTTTACCGTGCATATCTATTTTACTAAATATAGAGAACCATTTATGCCAATCAGTTATTTTGACAATCTCAATAGTTCCTGAATGATGCGCCATTACGCTATTTCCTTTGCGATTTCTTTTAAATGATCGTTGTATGTAGAGTTAAGCATTCCTGCGTATTCGTCAGGATATCTTACGATCTTATCTAAGTCCCACATTGAACAAAACTTCAAGAAATGTATGCCAACACCTTGCTTGCGCGGCGCATCTATGTGATCGAGAATAGATTGCACAAGCATTTCTTTTATATCATCAGGCTGTCTGTGTAGATCAATTAGTTTACGATTGACCTCATATCTATCTTTAACTGTATGCGTGTTGCCGTCTACATCTGTCCAGCTTTGCTGCATAAAGTTATTCCAGTTATATCCGCCGTCATTTCGATCTTCCCAAGCTTCCAATATACCTGTTTTGTTTTTACTTCCTTTGATGCGAGCACCGGGAAACGCAGGAAAAATGTTATCACTTTTATCGCCGCGTATGCACTTCAGAAACATGGCATACTCGTTCCAGTCATCCTGATCCATTTGAAAAAATCCGTCAGGCTTGCCTACCTTGAGTTTCCCGTCACTCTTAACTGCTAACTCTAACTTGCGTCCTTTTGCATCATACGCTGCTTGATCTGTAAAACGGACATCAGTGATGCCGTTATAAATCTCAACATTAGGTGCTAGCAGTTGTACAAAATCTGAATCCGAACTAATAATAATGTGATCGTTTTCAGGATGCAAATCAATCCATGTTGCAATTAGATCATCTGCTTCTCCCACAGGACATTGTAATACTGTGGAATTGGTTTTCTCTTGTATAAATTTATTCAGTTCATTGAACGCCTCAAAGAATAATTCATCATCTTCGCGCTCTCTTTGTGATTTCTTAAGTTGTGCAACTACACGATTGGCTTTGTATTCTTTGTATTCATCCTTGCGCCAGCTACGTCCTTCCAGACAGTAGACAACGTGATGCCCGCCCAAGTCACGCCAGCCTTTGCGTAGGCTATTAAACATGATGTGTAGCGCCATACCTATGCGGGTGTCAATGTCGCCGCGATGGACTACATGCTTCGCTCTGTGAAACATGTTCATTGCATCTACTAAGATATATTTTTGTTTATCACTCATTATAGATCATCGTCTGCAATATCTTCTATACTTTCTGCACCATCAATCGGCGGAGCAATATTTATAGGAATGGCGTCTTCGTGTATGTTTGTACGACGAGCTACCTGAGAAGTATCCTCTACTCGTTCCTGAAAGTCCCCAACACCATCATATGCATCTAACGCAATGTTTCTGCATAGATCGTTGAACCAATCATTAACTGTGTCTTCATCATCTGGATTTGGACCGTAGCCATGTTTCTCTAAGTGGTCAATGAATGCTTGATTCCAGTCAAGTTCAACGCCGCCATAGCGAGGATTATCAGGATCTGTTTCTAGATTCTTAACATCCACCCAAGGTTCATTTTTAATAGTTGCACTTTGCTTGTCAAGTTCTTTCTGAGTTAGCCTACCGTATTTTACTTCGTGTTCAAGTAATGCTACTGCAACTTCCTCATCAGTTCGATCACCAAGATTAATCTCGATATTTTTCTTGTCGAGACTTTCGCCAATGAGTGTGTATTCTGCTTCTGCTCTTTCACGTACTTTTCCTGTTAGACCCCAGTGTCCTGGAAACCAACCGAAAGGTAAAATTCTTTTAATTTTTGTCATAAAATTTAAATCCCTTAAACCCTAATAGGGCTTGCTTAAAATATTCTTTTTCATTTATGATGATATTATTCATCTTCGTTCCGTTCATCTGATACTCGTAATATGTTTCACCTCGAGTTATTATACGCAACGTTGCCCAACAAACAAGTTTTTCATCTGCCCTGCATCTACGTTTCAGCCAACGTTCAGTCGGATCCATCTAATTTTTTCTTGAAGTATTCTTTTTCTGTTACTCCAGACTCCATTATGTGTCTATCTACTCTGCCATCCTTGTAATGAATATTCATATACTTAGTGTACAGGCCATCTTTCTCTTTAAGCCACTCACCGCCGCCATGAAGGATAGTTTTATTTTCCCAATCATCGTCATTCATTTTGTCTTTACTACCTTTAACAATGGCCGCTTTGTTGCCCCTAATGCGTCCTCTATTTTTCGAACCATACGCGCATACTTCCACCAGCGAGGCGTTCCTTCTTTCTGTTCTTGTTGTTCCATTAATAACGCGAACCAAATTATTGCTAGCTCGTTATCACTGAACATCATCGAATAGTTTGCCTCTAAGCTTACGCTTCATGTACATCGTGCCTTTGAGCGTTTCAAGCGTTTCAATTACAACGTCAGTCTCCTTTTGTTCCACTCCGTCTATATAATGGAATGTTTCTTTACGAAGTAATCGTGTAAAAATTTCTTTGTCCTCAGTTACCCACCCTTCATTGATCTTAGTGAGTTTATTTCCATCACGTTCATAACGAATTGGCTGTTCCATCAATAATTTCTGTTCCGTATCTTTCTTCATTGTACTGTACCTTCTAGTAATAATTTAAAATACTCTTTCTCAGAAAACGGACCTCGTATAACACTTGCTACTGCTGATCCGTCGTTATATACCCAAACACGATGTTCATTCCATTTGTCCATAGCGCCTTTTCGCCAAGTTTCATATTGTCTAATACATTTCTTTCTATCTTGCGAATAAGGATTCATTATGTTCCTATCTGATTGCCCCAAATGTAACAATGTACTCTCGTAGCAACGTGATAACCTCTACGAATAGTTTCCTCAATTATTGCAATAGCATCCTCGTCTTGTTGTGATTCGACTGTCGCGCCAACGGGCATTATCCAAACAGGCCACTCAATCCCTGCATTCCTAAAATCTTCAACTCGTTCTTCAAGTTCATCCCATGCTTCTGGTCTGTTGCTTACAACAAACTTTAGTTGTCCAAACGCACTAACGTCTTGATACGTTTTGACTACAGCAGGCTTAATTGCCTTAGTTGGCTTCTCACCACTTGTATATAATAGCTTAGGCGAACACGACCAAAACCATTCTCCGCCGCTTGCTACGTATGACGAGATTGTTTTTGCTAATTCATCTGTTAGCGTCTGTGTTCCGTTTGTCTCTACTGTAATAAATCTTGGTAAGTTCACATTATCTGCTAACGCATGCAGTAACTCGACTTGCCCTACTTGTGTACGTTCAAGCATCGGCTCACCACCTGTCATACAAAAATGTACATCTTTTAGCTCGCGCTCATTATTTAGCAAGAATTTTCCGTCAGGATTGTTGTCAAACTTGCGTAATTCGTTTTCTAGTTTCTGTGCAAGTTGTCTTGCTGTATGCGCAGGACATAAATCTTTGAATTTCCGCGCCCAGCTATAGCTAGAATCACAACCATAATCCCAAACAGGTAAATCTTCGATACGCTTTACAGTGCTAACGTCGAATTCTTTATATGGTAAAATATGTGTACTGCGTTCTTCTGGTATTTTCTGACCAAAGCCGCTGCATTGTAAATTACATAAGAACCAACGAAGCCAAACTGTCGGTGTTCCACAGTAGGTTCCTTCGCCTTGAATCGAAGTAAATATTTCGCTGTATTTATATTTATTGCTCATTATGCTACTTTTCCGTAACTAGTACTTGTGCAAGTCCATAGTTAGCAGAAATAATATCTCCACTGAGATTCCATATTCGATCTTGCTCTATTTCAGATACAAGGAATGCGTTTACTTTATCTTCTAAAACCATCCAAGCATTCTTTTCTTCGGCTGAGTCACACTTACAGTCTTCGACATAATCAATTGCAATTATTCTATAGTATTTTACTGCCATTTTAGTTTTTTGTACCCTTCAGCTTATCATACATTATACACTTTCGAATAACATCTGTCAACTCCTCAGGCCCAAGTGGAGCTATTTCCGCTTGTCTAGCGAGTTTCACAGTTATGCGTTCCTCCCATTCCATGCGATTTTGCGCAATACCTGCTTTATCCTCAATGTTCATAGTAACGCACTGGAGAAATATAGAGGCAGCTTCGTTATATACATCTTCCTTGTGCCAAACTGCTTCTCCATTTGGTTCAATTGAGAAAATCTTTACGCCATTGTTATTTGTAAACGTTAACGTATTTGATTGCGCATCATCAAAAATCATAACAGTAGGTGATGGCGGCGCCGCTGTTTGTAATAACCTGATAGTAGAATTCGTCTTTTTCTTAACACGACGATTCAGAAAATAATTTCTTATTCTATTAAACATGATCTTCTGTTGGTCGAGTCTTTACAACTTCTGAGAGTTCGTCTAAACTGATATATCCGAAAGGCATGTCTGGATCGTGTCCGTTGTTACGAAGCAAATCCATTTGCGCATGTGTCAAATAATACATGCGTCCAAAATCTTCTGGGTGCATTGTTTCGTGGCTCTCTAAGCGCAAAGCATTTGTCATGTTGCTCTTATCCCAGCCGTTGCTACCTAGCATACGTTTAATCTTGTATCCGAGCAATGCTATTGCGCCCGCCACAAAAATAATTAAGTTCTCTATTAACAATCCTCCGATTGTCAACCCTGCTACAAATTCTTCCATTTTATTTCTCCTATAGATTTTTAATCGTCTTTTCTTCTACTAATGAAGAATGATTCTCCATTGTAATCTACTACAGTACAAGATCCTTGAAAAAGCTTTACAAGTAGCTCGTTTGCTAATTCTAATGCTTGCTCTAGTAATATTTCTTCTGTCTTAGGAAAGCGCGGGTAATTGATTAAGTTTACTACGATTCCTGTTTCATTACCCATTGTGTAGATATATTCTTCTTCTGAAATGCTAACACACGCACCACGCATAACATACTCTTGGAGTACTTGTCTAGCAAGATTTCTGTCACCAGCAATGTAAATCTTAATTACATGAGTGGGGCACGTTTTTGGTTCTATACCTAGTTTCATTATTCAGTGTCCTTTCCTAATGTAAGTTTGCGCACAAAATCGTACCGATCAAACGCTTCACGTATCGCAGCATATTTCTTTAAGTCGGCTTCTGTTGGCGATTTGCTGAGTGCTACCAACTCGCCAAGTTCTGCAATCATATCAGTTTGCAACTTTAGTGCTTCTAATATATCGTTTGTACATTTAATGAATGTACGATCTAGTGTATCAATACGTCGCTCAAGATTCATCACCTCATCGTTTACATTTCCGATTTCTTCTATGAGGTCATCTACATCCATCATCATCTTCCCCGCAAAGTTTCTCTAGAAATTTGTACTTTTCATACACTACTTTTAGTTGTTTGAACTTCGCTAACTTTTCAGGATTAGGTTTATCAAGCACAGTTAGACGTTCCATTACAACATCTAGATTGCGTTCCATCCTGTCGATCCTTTCCATGAGTTCTGGAGATATGCTGATCTCCTGCCATTCAGCGACAGTAATGTTTTTGCGTCCGCCAGGACTACCTCCACCGTAACTCATTAGTCATCTTCCTTGAAGATAACTTCTATCGCTGCATCGAACCCAAAGAACTTCGGAATCTGGTTTTGGTTGTAAGAATACAAATGTGCCTTTGCTGCATCATAGTTCTGCATCATATCTTCTATGCGATCAACTAAGTTCTTTCTGTTTGCGTCGAACTTATCGTAACTCCTAGTCCATTCATCTGGATATAAAAATTCTTCGTGTCCTGCAAAGATTTCTGTGTAGCTTAAGCGATTCGGAGCACACGGTAGCGCACCTACTAGCGGTCCCTCAATACAAGTAGAAATGCCTAGCGTTTCTTGCAAGTTTGCGCTAAAGACCATCTTAGCTTCACCAAGCAATGTATGAAACTCATGCTTAGTTAGTTCTTTGTCTTGACACACAACCCATTCATACTGCGGAAGTGCTTCTGCTAATTCGTTGAAAATCCTTACTTGCTTCTCTGGTGCTACACGATGCGGGAACAGAATCAAGTCACGCTTTTCTAGATTAGCATATGGAGCTAACGTGTCAGCCATGTATTCCATCGGCCAACCTGTGCGACAATACTTTGTTTCGATTTCGTGCGGATCAAGTTCTGCGAAGTAACCTTGATAGGGTTCGCGGAAACAATTACGTCGGAACATATCAATGTGAAAGTCAGTTGCAAACCAATTGTAATCTACTGCATGAAAGACTGCTTTCTCAAAGTTGTTTGTCCAGCGTTTGTCTTTGATAAGTCTGCCTAAGAAGTCTTGCGGGTCATAGCTTCCTGCATGCCACAGTGCGTGTATCACAACGGGAATCTGTAGCAACTCACTCATATATTTGAGTTGCATAATCCCAGGATGCCATGCGTCTGTGAATATAAATTGGTCGCCTGGATTGACCTCGCCCTCAGAAAATAATTCAGACACTTGTGTTAGTTGGTTGTTCTTATACACATTTGTCTGCGCAAAGTTTAAGAAAGCTCCAGGCGTCGCTTTCAACTCTGCTTCTCCTCCAGAGATATTTACTATCTCTACGTCAGCCCTATTCCTCAAGGTCGCTGCATTTTTCAGCAGAGTTGGAATATGCTCTTTCCATTGACACGTATAGCGTGTCGGAACGGATTCAAGGTCTATGATATAAATTTTCATTATAAGTCTCTAATATCTTTATTTGCTGGCCTTTTATCACCAGCTAAGTTAGCTTTAAATAATGCTCTTTCTCCTGCCTCTTTCTCAAAGAATACATTATCAGCATTAATTATTTCGATGTCATTTATTGCAGCACCATCTAAACGCACATAAAATCCATCACCTTCTTTGCCCATTAACAGGCCTTCCTCTAGTGTCATGCCCCAAAAATGAATACACCAAACTTTCTGTTGTTTTATATTTTCGAATGCCATCTATTATCTTTTGTCCTTCAGTAGTCGTAAAAATGATTCTTTTTTGGCTACTTCTTCATTTAAGAATAAATTGTCTTTGTGAGTTACGACAGTTTCTATATATGAACCGCGATCAATGTCGTACCATCCTGCGTCAGTGTTAGGGTTTGCACCGACTACATTTACGTTATGTACCCTATGTAATTCGTCTATGAAGAAACCGTTTGTCATTTTATTTTTCTAATACTAATGCCTCAATCATTTTGTACTTGTTATACGCATCTTTAAGCATCTTGTGTTTTTTCATTTGTTCTTCGCTCGGTGCGTCTTCACCAAACAGAATTCCGATCTTGCGTATTGAGTCTTTAATCTCTGCAATATCTTTGTTTGTCTGTCTGCGGAATTGCTCGTCAGGATCTCGTTTTCTTAGTTGCTGCCAATCTTGCATAATTGCGTCCTTAAATTTTCTCTGTTCCGTTTCCCGCAATCTATCATACTCTACTGATTCAGGTAATATAAATTCGTTGTTAGGTTGGCCATAAGTTTGCATTATAGCTCTGTCAGTTTCTTCGTTCATCTTGTCAGAAAGCATACGTGTAATCTTTTCTTCTAAGTCTAGTGAATGCATAGCAGGAGCATCTTTACTTGTCATTAGAACATATCTCTTTGTTGATAAAGAATTGGTACTTGTTCACGGTCTGCAGGATAATAACCGACTGCACCATTCTCGCCATCCTCGCTTACTTCGATCTTAAGATCACGGCCAGGGTATGCATCTTGTATGTATTCTGCTAGATCATCTGCAAGCATTTCACAACTCTTGCTGTTTAATTGAAGTACTGATGAGAGACCAACTACTTCTTTCTTGTATTGATCTTCAAGTTCACGTTTGAATAAAATAAATTCAATCTCTCGATCATCATTCCACACCTCAATGTCTACACGAAAATGAAATATGTGTCGATGAGGGTGGCGTAGAAACTCTACACCCTCAGGGGCGTCAGGATAAGAATGTATGCCTTCTTTCTGAAACGTTACGAAAATAAATCTTTGTTCTTTCATACCGTATTCCTTTTGTATGGATTATGAATGTGGGGCCCACTTTTCTTTAGTATTTGATTATTTACGTATGCACGGCTGCTACTTGTTGAGCCAACATTAGTATCAGCTTCAATCTCTTCCTTATCAAAATCTCCATTAAGCTTTTTCTTAAAGTATTCTTTATTGGAGTATTTTGTAAATATCATAGGGTTTGCATCTCCCATCCGAGACGGACCCCAGTGACCTTGCCGCCAATATTTCTCGAACCATACCCGCTTATATTCAATATCGGTTTCATCTACTACGGTTGGTAGCCATGCAAACTTAGTGTGCCATTCTCGTTTAGCATTAATTCTTTTTCGTCTTGTAACATGCGCAGGCGGTTTGTCTATCTTAAATTTCATTTGTCTTCCTCCCATCCATCTTCTTCTTCGTCTCCGAGAAAAATTGACTCAACTTCAATATCTTGATCTGCTCTGCCAATTACATATTTCTTGAAGTTAACACCTGAATTTGGCCCGTCCTTTTTATGCAAGCCTCCGCTAGGATACTGTTTATTCATTTGATTGCGAATCTGACTAGCTATTGAACTTGCAGTAGCCTCATCTACCATTGTTTCATGCTTATCAAAATCACCATCTAGTTTTTTCTTGAAGTATTCTTTCTCAGAATATTTTTCGAAGTATCGTCCGTCTCCTGGGCTATCACCTTGTGTCGGCCCAATTTTCTCCTTGCACCAGTAGTTTTCAAACCAGACAACTCTATGTCCTACATCAGTATGATCTACCTTAGTAGCCTTCCACGCAAACTTCTTATGCCACTCTTGTCTAGCCATCCGCTCTTGTTCTTTTCGAACGTGCTTAGGTGGTCTGTTAATGTTAATGCGCATGTTTGTTTTCCAGTCTTATTATCTTTTTCACATTCTTACGTACTTTCGTTTCCATCATTTGTCTCTTTGCTGCTTTCAAATGATCGTAAAATACAATACCATTTAAGTGGTCGTATTCATGCTGAAAGCAAATAGCATCTACACCATTTAGTATAGCTTGTTCTGTCTCTCCTGTCAAGGTCGTGTGTTCCACTACTACGCCGTCACAGCGTTCTATCTTCACAAAAATTCCAGGAAAGCTTAAGCAGCCTTCTTCTGAAATGATTTTCTTTTCTGTTAGTTCTTTGATAACAGGATTTATAAATGCTTGCTTAAGCTTTCCGCCTATTTGTGTTGTGTCTATTACCATAATACACAGCGGTATGTTACATTGTGTTGCTGCAAGACCCATGCCGTGTCCTGTATACATAGTCTCAAATAAATTAGCAATTATGTCATTGCATACCTCAAGACTCAAATCAGTAACATCTTTTGCGGCCTCCTTCAAACAAGGGTTAGGCCAATATTTAACTTCATAAATCATATTTTTATCCTATATTCTTTTCCTGCGAGACTACGTAAGAAAATATCTTTCTTCGTTCTAGCGTACTCTACATATCCTAAATTAGACGATATGTAATAACCTATGTCATTTTCATATTTATATATACGAGATTCCTGCACACGACACCATATAAGTCCCATGATAAATATTCCTGTAATGTCTTTATGTGGCAAGAAACAAAATGTTTCCCTCCACTTAGTCCATTCAGTTTTAAGGTTGCCGTTATGGATAATGCCGTCAATCTCTATTACCATTATTCTTCTCGTTCTCTATATTCTTCACGATACTGCTTTGCCATTTCTTCTTCGTATTGCTGATCTAGCATTGCTTGATAGTAACCATCGTGACCATGATCGGGGTCGCCGTAACACATTGAACAAGAGTTACCTTGATCGTCTGGAATTTCACTTCCGCATGATGTACAATTAGCCATCGTCAACTCCTAGTTTTTGTACAAGGTCTTCGGCACACCTTTGTGCTGCACCACCTCTCATAAATGATACAAAAATATATGCACCAGTCTTATCTGCAATTCCGTCGTCAACACAATCGTCTTCAAATCCTTCTGGCAAATGCCTTCTAACACGTTCTAGATATGCAAACCAATTTTCGTTACTTGCATGTATCATGTTAGTTCCTCTGCGATGCCTAAAACTTCTGCTGCAAAAAACATGCCTGCTCCGTAGCACAATAACATCTCATTAGTAACAAAGCCGAGTATAATAAATAATACACAACCTAGAATGCGAAACGCACTTTTTACAAGGCGATAAATAAAGTGTTTTTCACCTGGGTCTTTATCTGTTGCGATTGTTTCTGCTGCTCGTCTACCTGCTTCTACTGCTCGTTCGTCCATCATGTTAGCTACCTCTTTAAGCTTAAACTCACCTCCGCACTCTGTACAAAGAGCAGGAGCAGTTTGTCCCATATCTGTTTCTCCGCAGAAAGTCCACCACTCATCTTTTGCTAAAGGCCGTCCGCAACCGCTCATAATGCTTCGTCATCCTGGTATTCATCCCAGCTTGTAAAGTTATCACGATTCAAAAGGCTATGCAAACTATGACACCACACACCTGGGTTTGAGTGATCCATGTCTATATCATCAATCTTGATTGTGGTGTTGTAATTATATATGTCTACGTTCGGTATCTCGACAGAAATCATAGGAATAAATTTGCTCTTACGCATATGATTCCCCATTGTGCGCATAATAAAGTTATGACACCGAACTGGAAAATCTAATGTAACCCAAAAGTTTAGTTCTAATAGCTCGTCTATAACGGGCTCCCAATCATCTATCATGTGAAAACTTTTGTTAGCACCAAGATAAATGTGTTTAATTTTTCGTTCTGCTGCGAATCGAGCAATCTGTTCAGCTGGTTGTATACCCACTACGAATAGGGTGTTCTTACCGTGTTGTGGAGTATTCTCGACTTCGATGCCAGTGAAGTATATTGCATCATCGGCAACTTCACCATTCCTGTTTGTGTAATTTCTTTTAATTGATTCGTTCATGGTTTATTTCTGTTACTACTGTCTTTATTGTTGTATTTCGAGGATTGCCGTTTAATAATCGTTCTACATATTCAAATGCTTGCTCTGGACTCTTAAATTGTATAGTGTATTGAGCATCATAGTTAGGTTCTGTATGCTCACTCCAATAATCCCACAGCTTACATAATCCGAATAATGTTACTTGACAGCGTTCCTCTACAGTCCAAATGTCTGCGCAATGTGATGTATCATGTACAGCACGATAGTTATAATATGCACCATACACAACTCTGTATTCTCCGAGTTTCATGCTTTGCCTCTTAGTTTTTCTTCAAACAATTCTTTTGTTTTAGCATATTGTGTATGAGGAATTGCTCTATCAAGTATTGTATTTGTAACATTTGATGTATGATAAGTTCCACCTTTTATAATATCTTTTTTACTACGCTTATGCATTTTTCCTATAATAATCTTACCTGTAATTGATTTCCGCGGCATGTAAGAAGTATATTCTTTCCATTCTACATCATCCCAAAACTCCCTCTTGATAAACGGATCAAGCACGGGCGGCGGAATTGGGCTTACCCGCGGTGGCGGAGCTAATGGTTCATGCGCGACCCATATAGAACCCGTATTAGTGGTGGTATATGTTAATACGTTACCAGTAGTAACAGTTCCAGAATCAACAATATATAAATCACTCATCGCTATTACCTTTTAATTTTAATGCAAATAATTCTTTGTTTGTTGCGAATTGTCGTTTGCGAGTAGCCTTACCTTGCATACCACCGCCACCCCAAACATTCCGTCCACGTTTGTTGATGCGGCCAACAATCCATTTTCCTGTAATTGATTCACGCGGCCATAAACTTGTTGTTCTACGCCATTCTGACCAAGGATTAATTATAGAATCTTCTATATTCAGGCTAAAGATTGAACCCGTTTTGCCTTGCATCGGCTGAACTTTCGTAATCATATCAGCTATCATGTTTGGATAGAGTTTCCTAACAATAGGAATAAGTATTTTTGAATTATTAGTTTTCATTCCTCAGTTTTCTTTCTAGTGCATCAAGTACATCATCTTCGCGTCCATAATCTTCGCCAGTTATAACTTCATTATCATTCTCATCTCCGAACAAATCTTGAAATAATGCTGTGTTGCCGTCGATATATTTCTGATTAGTCATTTCTTGAAGTAATGGTGAAGCATCATCTAGCATCTGCATAGGATTGTCCGATACAAATAGTTCTTTGATAAAATTATTGAAGTACAACAAATTTCGCGGAACCCAAAAAGACATTTCTGCTGCTTTAGATTTGCGCTTTGTCTTTGTCCATGTTCTCCAATCTGGATCGAATCGCATACTCTCTAAGTCACTAAGGTGATTGATGCGTTGTACTGCGCGTATGTGCGCGTAGCAATTGTGCGCTCCTAGAATTGTATAAGTAAACGAATCCCAAGCTGAGTTAGTGACCTTGCCAAGCTTGTTAAGATCACCTTTACCGTAGTGACAAACATCACCGACTGTTAACCGCCGTCCGATTTCACTTTCAAACGGAAACGGAATATCACTATGAGCTAATTGTCTACCGTCAAATCCCCTATCCATCACATAGCTAAGTTTGTCGCATAACAAAGAATTATATGTATACATGCGGCCGTTTGCTGCTGCGATGAATGGACTTGCTGCATCATAACTGACTGTTACATTCGGATTTACGTGCTTACGCAATTCACGTTGTACACCAGTTAGCATTACTGCCCACTCAAGTTTAGAAGTTCCTAAGAAGTGAATCCAATCTTTACCTTCTAAGTACCCTTCGTCCCGCATAATAATAAGACGCCGAAGGGCGATTTCTATGTCGCGCATATTATTGCCGCCCATTGCCCAACCTTCGAACGGATAGTCCTTTACGGCGTCGTACCAAGTGTTTGCATCATCCCACGTTGTACCTTGAAGTACGTTGAGGAACTTTGTTTTGTTTTCTCTATGCTCAACAAAATAATCGAGATTAAATAATGTTGCATCTAAGCATTCTTGGAATGTGCGCAACCCTGTGCGTTCTCTTGCTGTTTCTTCCATGTACGCCCATGTAGGTACGTCAAGTGTTAGTGACCAATCAGCCGTGTATTCAAGCCAATGAAGAATATCTGCTCGCATTTTATCTGCTTTGCCGATGTAACCTGGATCACCTTTCTTTTCATAGAAGTGTTCCCAATCAAATTTAATAACACCTTTGCCGATTTGATACCCGCCTGAATCACCCAAGAGCGTAGTCTTTTTCTTATCGCGCTCTTGAATCATCCACTCAAATTTATTAGTACGTTCTTCGTCTAAGTATGCGTGTCCTGCTGAATACAAACCCACATCGTAATAGAAATATCCCTTATCCTCGTTGAAGAAATCAAGACCTTCCATACCATTTTCAAAACCCTTAGGTGTCCTATCAGGCGGCAGGTAATCTGGAAAATTCCTACAGCGACCAAGTACTTCTGTGTAGAAGCCACTTATCGCTGGCAAGAATAATGCATAGTCTTTTTTACCTACTGTTAAATCTCTCATATTAGCATCTTATTTTTATATCGTTTGGTGAAGTGTGCACCGTCGGGGTAAACTCGCCTGGCCCACCCGTGCCGCCGTCATGTATCTTTTGTAATTCATCCTTTTCATAGATGCCATCAATCTCATGCTTGAACACAAGGTTTAAATGATTCTTGATAATTTCAACTTGCTTTTCATTCAATTCAGTTGTTTCACTAATTTCAAAATGGCCCTGTAGCCAATAACAAAAGTCTATAGAATTCATTATACCCCTCTCGTCTTGCTGATATAGTTAGAATTAGTGAATGTCCAGTTTTCCTTCCAGTGCCAATCGTCTTGTACGAAATTTGCAAACTCGTCTGCCGTCAATTCAATTTCATTATCAACTGATAACTCAAGCATACGAATTACACGATCATAGTCCTTAACTTGACTCTGTGGCGGGAACTCAGTCCACTGTACTGTTTCACGTTCGCCAGCTTTGAATTCCTCCATTAACTTCATTAGAGTTTCTCCGCAAGTTACTAAGTACCCTTCATAAGCATCTTTATAGTCTGCTTCATGCGTATCACGATTCTCTCGCAAAATTTCTAGGAGTTCGTTTTGATTAATTGTTACTTTTTTCATTGTTTATTCCTCTGTATTAGTATTTAGGTTATTACGCAAATCCATTAAGACTTTTCCTAAATGATTCTCGCCTTCGCCTTTACATGTGCCCCAGTATGTGTCACCCCAAGTATTTCCTTCTTCTAGGATAGCATCATCCGTTGCAAGTAATTTTTCTCTTAGTGACGGATTTTGTATAAATTTTGCACGTACAATTTCCGTCATGACTTCTAATTTTACTTCATCCCAATCAGACCGTCGCTTAACTGTTTTGCCGTACTTTTTTGCTTCATATGGCGTGCCTAGTATCGAAATATTCATTCGTGAATTTTCGTTTAATGTCTTCGCGGCTTGATATGCATGTTCTGATGTTGGATATGCAATGCCATGATACATCATAGGCGCGCGGTGGAAGTTAGACAAGAAGCGAAATATTCCGCTAAATGATTCAACTTTACATTGATCTTGCTGGGAGTAAGTATTCATAACTGCCGAGGCCTGTTTCCATTTCAATCTTCATCACACCCTTGTTACTAAAGCTGATTATACAATCATCTGCCTTACTCGCAAGCTTAAGTATAGCAAGCGTTTCAACGAGCGGCCATGTAAGATTGCCTGTGAGTGTGCCGTTCACAGCTTTTGCAACTGGTACCGTAGCTCGGTCAGTCGGGCCGCTACCAATATAGAAATTAAGATCATTATTAACGTCTGTCTTTACAGTAAAGGTTGGCTCAAACGCGCCTAACACTCCATTGAAGTAGCTCAGATCCTTCATAATCTCATCTGTACCAGTAATAACAACGTCCCAAGTTGCACCCCTGAAAGGTGGTACTTTGACTTGCTCTTCCACTACGTCTTTATGCATAAAGCGGTAACTAGATTCGTGCCCACCATTAGCAGAAAAATAAATCTCTGTTGGGATTTCACTACCGTCTCGCTGCGTAGTTTTGATTTCAATAGTTGCATCATCCCCAACAAAATGTGGATATTTCAAATAACCCTGTAGTACTGCCATTCGTGATAATCCTACTACACCTTCTAGTTCAGTCAACGGACTATTAAGTTTTCCAAATACGACAACTGATTTGTCGTCGTTGATAGCTGCAATCGTTGTTTCAGTTGCGCTACTATCTATTTTCATCATTTCAATAAATCCTAGCCCATGTGTTTGTGCGAGGATGTCTGTTAATACTTCCGATAACATGTAAAAGTTCTCCTAATTATGATAACAAATTATAACAAAACGAGCAAGGAAAGTCAACTAAAATCAAAAAGTGTTTCCATGAGTTCTGCTTGTGGTGATGTGCGAGAGAGGTCCCACTTTAAAACATTAAGTAAGTTCTCCACTTTTTTATCGACGTTGGCTTGCATCATTGCTTGTTCGTCAAATGGTAAATTTATAAACCAATCAGGAAGATGTGGTTCATCTACAGGATAAGCAACTGACGTTTTTTGAAAGTCATTGTGTGGTTTAAGTTTGCAAACTAATACCTTATGTCCGTCTAATATTCTAGTACTGTGCAAATCATTATGTGATGCGCGGAGCGAGTTCCAATTCAAACTTGCCATAACATGACCTGGCACCTTAACCTTTTCTGCGATGCGACCGCCCAATCTAATTTCCATTGCACGTTCTAGCTTATCGTTATATGCTGTAAGATTATTCACGCCTGTCGGAGAACCTTTCTCCCAAGGATTCAATGTATCGAATTCTTTTTTGAATTCTCGTATGACTTTGATAACAGCCTCTTCGCCCTCTAATCGTAGTGTTTGCCAAAGGATGCCTGTTAAGAATTCCTGTACACGTTTCTGTGTATCTGATCTACGCAAGTCAAGACCCATTGCTTTGAGTTTGCCATCACTGCCGTTGACATCTTTGCGATTGCCTTCATCATCATATACAAGTAGAGCGTACCTTTTCTTCTTAATGAACAGCCCTGTATCACCAACAATTTCTCTGCTTGCTCTAATAACTTCACTTCGTTTCTTTGGTGTATTGAATGTGTCATTCATAAACTTTGGAAATGTGTCACTTACTTGCTGCGCAATAATGTCATACAATTCAATTACACTATCCTTCGTCCACACGATTTCTCCTTTATCTATATCATCTTTCAAAATCGGATATGCTGAGAAATATACTGAATCAGTATCACCGTAAATAATTGAGCGGCCAGTATGATCGTAACTGTTATCTAAGAATTCGTTTGTCTTTGCGGCCATGTGCTTCGCGATACTGCGTCCAGTTAATGTAGTACTCTGACCGAGCCGTAAGTCATAGAAACGACAATGTATATTGAGCAGTCCGCCGTACAGACTGTTCAGATTAATTTTTTTAACAAGCTGTCTCTTATCCCAAAATGATATAATCTTTTTGAGTTCATCAATATTGTTATGACGAAGTTTTAGATTCTTGTCAATGTACAAATTGTGTCCGAGTAAATACTGATACAAGTCTTCTGTATTTTTGCTTGCTGCTTTTTTCTTTGCTTGCGTGATACTAAACGTCAAGTCTGGATCGTACGGATTAAAGAAATTAACGTCATCGTCGTTATATTTGCGAGTGAGATTAGCATTAATTTCATCTGCTATATTTTGCGTTATATTTAGCTTGATGCCTTCTTTGACATCTGCTATAGAATCATAACTACGCTTAAATGCTTGCATTACTTGACGTTCACTGTACCAACGACGCAATAATCCTGGGATTACACCTTCAATATCATTGCGAAATATGGTTCCGTTTGCAGATATACTCCAATCATTTCCGCCTTCAAAAATAAGGTGGCGCAGTTCTGCACCAGTTATATCTATTGTAGTTCCGTCTTCTAAGTCTAATTTTCTTCGTGTAACATTATCGTTGTTAAGAAAATCATCCATTTCAATTGTATTGAATCTGTCATTCCACCATCCAGAAAAAGTATTAGATTTTGCTGCATCAAGATGCGCGTAAATCTCTCTATTAGTTTGATCTGTGCGCAATTGCCCAACAATAGTTTCTGGACTCATGTTAAGACAACGAATTACAGATGGATACAGTGAGCTTAAGTCACTACTTCCGATCCAACGATGTAAACCCTTCTTCGGATATTGTACCCAGCCACCAGCAGCAGCTAGATCATCTGAACTACTGTGTTCACGATCAGGTACTTTCATGTTACGCTCATGCGCTTCAACGATAATAGCTTGCTCAGTAAGTGCTACTGCGCTCATTGCGCGAGGCAGAAGAACTCCGTTTCCATGTGCGATGCTGCTAGCTAACGCTACAAACTGCAACTTTTTATCAAGCTCGTTAAGTAGTTCTGTATCTTGAATGTTGTATTCTAAGAATTTCTTAAAATCATTGTTGTACAATTCATCTAGCGTTCCTTCATATGGAACTTTACGCTGATTGACTTCAACCTCACCAATAGCATCTAGTGAATAGCTGTGTCGTTCTTCATATGTATATTTCTTGTACAATGCAAGATAATCAAAATGAATTCGACCGACTAGCTCATACGTTTGGCTTTCTTTGCCGCCCCTCAGAAATGTTCTTGGCTTTGGTTGTTTGTCCCACAAACACATGCGTCGAGTTTCATGCCGGCCCATTAGCTTTATGATACGATTTACTGTGTAAGGAATATCATAACCTTCACTGAACCAGCCACTCAAAACATCTGCATCTTCAATCAGTGTGAGAAACGCATCGAGAATATCTGTTTCTTCGTGATACAAAATTGTATTACCGACTTCATCAGCAATAACTTTTGCATCATCCATTGACATGCCTTCAGGCGGCAATGCAAGACAAACTGTTTGATTTAACCACTGCAAGTGTACTGCGATTGAGAGAATTTTATTGTTCGCGTCTTCTGGAGAACTGTAACCTAGTTCTTTATCGAAATCAGTCTCAATATCGAAAAAGGCAATGTTTAGATTTGCTGTGTCTAAGTGCTTATAGTGTGCTTCAAGAATTTTATTGATGGGTTTAATATCTGACTCATACTTTTTCTTATGAGAATTGATACGTGTCATTTTCTTGAGTTCACCAATTGAACCGCATTCGATCTTTATTAGAGGATCACCATGAATGCTTCTGAATTTTCCTTTCGGATCTTCTAAATAAAAATCAAAAATTCCAGGATAGCTCTTGTAGACACGCTTTCCGTTGTTGCGTTCAACAACTTTTATAGTTGAATCTTTTGGATTAAAAATTGCATCTACGTACATTTATATTGCCTGTATAAGTCCAATTGTGTTTGTGCCTACGTAAAATATCATTAGCATAATCATCCATGCACTCTGTCTTATATAGTTTGAATATATAAAAAATACTGCACTAAGATTATACAAAATAAAAATCGTAAACAAATCTGGAGTTGGTGATTGAAACCCGATCATTGCAGCAGCAGCCATGCCTGTAAGAGTGCCGGCCATTTCCGCTAAGAATAGCGTCTTATTTGTTAGCCAAGTCTCTTTCCAAAATTGAAATGCTGTGCGAATGACTCGCATTAACTGATGCCGATTTCGTCCAATAATTCTTCTAGTTCTGCGAACGAAGCTTGTTCGTCAAGGCGGCTGTTCTTAAATGCGATTGTGATAACTTTTTTGAGTACAGTTGGCTTAATCTCCATTTCTTCTGCGATTGCCTTAACTGTGTCTGCTAGTCCTTCATTTAAATCTTTTACTTCCTGCTTAACGATAACACCTTCTTTTACCAGTTCTGTGAGGCGTCGTACATCGTCTGAGGAATAGTGTTTTGCTTGATGAGTCATGTGTAGAATTCTCCTTATAGTAGCGTATTGTACTATATTTACAAGGAGTTGTCAAGTATCTTGAATAACGTGGTTAGCGTGTTCCGTATTTATGACCAGCGCAATCATTTTCTCTGTGCGTCTTTTCTCTATGACAATTGGAACAAATTGTTTGCATATTGGAGTGATGATTATTTTCTCTATTGCCGTTGATGTGGTCAAGGTCAAGTTGATGACTGTTAATTCTTTTGAGATTTCTTGTAGGGCACTTGTACCCAAATCCTAATCTGCCGTCTCGATTTTCACAGTATGATTTCTTGATAGGAACCACTCTCGGCTTATAACTCTGCTTTCCTGTTGCTGCGCGGGTACAGGAAGAGCAAAATGGTTTATAGTTATACAGGCCGCTTTTGAGTATGAAGCGAATCATAGTGGGCCGGGTACAATACAGATTAGCGCAGTTTGGATGAACTTGGCCGTTCGGAAAATACCTTTTCATAATGATAAAGTATACGTCCAGTCTCCACGTTTGTCAACCGATTATGAGTTTTTACGAATCTTATTGTAGACCACTTTCTTAGTGGCATTATTGATACTTGATGGTAATGCGTTTGCGAATTCAGCGAAATTTCCGTCTGTTGCTAGTTGTCGAGCCTTGCTTGCACTCATGCCTTCTGCGCCTTCTGAGTCTGGATCACGTTCTCCAGCACTTACAACTTCGAAGTTTTCAATGCCCCATTCAGATAGATACTTTTGCATATCACCTCTAAAACGTTCAACACGATCTGAGCCAACAACCATGATTATATTTTTGTATTTCTTTCCTAATGTTTCTAGAGCTACGTATGGATTTATGATTGCATGATCTCTACTAACATTAATAGACGGAAACATTTTCTTAAACAAATCATATTTGTCCTGCCAAGAAAGTGGATCCTTTCCTGGTTTTTGTGTCTTTGACAAGTATACAATTTGGTCAGCATTTTGATTAGCTGCGACTTCTGAAACTTTGGATACAAGTTTTTGGTGTCCGATTGTCGGCGGATTGAATCTGCCAAAAGTGAACACAACAGTATCGTTTTTAGCTTCTGTAAGCTGTGCTAGTTCGAACAGTCTCATTGTTTAATTGTCGCCGAAAAAATAGTTTGACTCAGCCATGTCTTCTACGTCTGCTTCTGACATATAATTCAAACATGCATCTGCAACTGTTCGAGCATCAAGGATACCTTCATCCATTAGCTCATGTAACGCAACAGTTGATTCACGTGGATTAAAATCTTCTTCAATACCATATCCAGTAGTAATTTCAGTAATTTCTTTAGATTGAAATTTGTCTGCGTTGCGACGATTCTTGTTGCTATCTCTCTTAGCTTCTTTCTTACGACCGTAGTATGCACCTTTTCCGTGTTTCGCACCACTATGCTCAGTCTTACCACCTTGATTAGCTTCGTTAACATTTAGTGCTTCATCTGCAAGCTCACCAATGATGTAATACGCTTCATAGAATGCTTCTATTATACCACTAAGAACGCCATCCTCTGTAGGATCATTACTGCTAACTATTTCACCCAGTCTGTCCAATTTTGAGATTGGGCTTTCATCCCAATATTCATCATCGTCTGAGTCAATTATCGGCAAGGGCGTATTTAATAGTGGTTTTATTTTTTGTTTTAGTGGAGCAACCTCTTTGCTAACTGCTAAGAATTGGCGGGCTGCTTCACTTTCTCCTTCGTTTTGGAAAATCTTTGCATCATTTACTAGATCAGAAAAGAACATTATCCATACATCCTTAAATGTTTCGCCTTCCCTGACGAAATATTCGTTAAGCTGTACTGCTTCCATTAGTTTTCGCATTTCATTCATATTATTGTCCTACTGTATTAATTGCTGCTATTTTTTCTTTACCGCGTGAAAATGCCGCTATACCAAGTATAGAACCAAACGCCAAGAAGAATAGCCCGCTACCTCTTGTTGTAAGCGGTTCCCAAGTACGGTTCCCAAGTTCAACGTGTTCGATAGCTTTCATTTGTACTTCCTTATCTTCGAACTTTCTAATCTCTGCAAATGCAGCAACATTAACTGTTTGATTTGCATGTTCTATCCATAGCGGAGCAAGCATGAAGTCAAACAGACAAATTGCTAGAAAAATATATCCAGCAGCAGGTCGCCAAAATCTCTTAAATCCGTGTTCTAAATGATCTTCGGGTTGTGAAACTGCGCTCTTTTCAGCGCCACAAGTTTCACATTCTCCGCACTTCTCACATACCATTGTGGGTCTCTCCTAATAAATCTTCTCATGTGTATTTATCAGCATTGTGTAGAATAACCAGCCAAACAAAAACCCCTCGTAAGGGGCTTTGTCGAATTAGCCTTCGTGCTAGTCCTAAGGTATTACTGAATGTATGTTGAAATATACGGCCATACATAAGTTTGTATGTATGCGCCTGCGATCATTGCACCACCGATGATGATAGCTTTTTTGCGTATATCACTTTTCTTTCTTGGTGTTGGTGCTGGATACACTGGTGGGTTTGGTGCGTCAGCAATTGCGTCGTTTGCGTGTCCGTGTGCGTTTGTAGCTGCAATTGCAGCTTCGTTTGCGTGTTCCCGTGCTGTCTTTGCGTCTTCTTTATCTTCAGGTTTAGCGGCTTCTTTCCTAGCTTCTGCTTCTGCCTGTTGTGCTGCTGCGTCAGCTTTTCTTGCTTCTGCTTCAGAACGATCTGCTGCATGTTCTGCTGCTTCGGCTGCTGCTGTTGCTGTATCTATTCCGCTTTCCTTAGCTTCATTTCGTGCTTGACCAGCAGTTCCGTTTGCTGCTTTTGCGGCATGCTTGGCCGCTTCTGCTGCTGCTTTTGCAGCTTTACTTTTCTCGCTCATATTGTTCTCCAATTATTGATTAATTATTAATTGTGTCTGAATGTGATGATACAAGTTGCTGCGCCGACAGTTCCTGCTGTTGCCACCGTAGCTGTTGCTTGTCTTGTTGCTGCTGCGTTAGCTACTCGACCATCTGCAACATAAATGTCTAGAACTTCTGGATCATTTTCTGTTGCTGCCATATAGCTCGCTGCACCGTTCGTTACGTCACCGACTGTAACTGTTGTTACTGCATCTGATGCCGTATCAACTTCTAGCATTACACTCATAATTGTACATGAAGCTGGAATGCCTGTTGCTGCACCGATGTTTTGTACGGATGCTGTTGTTAGGTCAACTGTACCTGTAACAGTATCAAGTGAACCAGAGCCGCCTAGTGATTCAATGGCATCGTCAACGTATTTTTTGTTAGGTAGATCATCGTCTGCTGTAACATTATCTTCATAGTTACCTGAACCTGCTGTAACACTTAGTACGCCTGTTCCGTTAGTTGTAAAACCAATGTCGATGTTTGCTTCGCCGCCTGTGCCGATACTAATATCTGGCGCGACACCTGTTGCACCTGCTGTGATAGCAAGTCCGTTGATTGCTGAAACAGTATCGTTAAGTTCTAGAATTTCTTCACTTGAACCATTTTGGAATATGATTGAGCCAGTTCCATTTGGTCGCAAGATTATAGGTTGGTCAGTAGTATTGTTACTGATTGTGTCGCCAGCGAAACTAAGTTCGTTAACAATAAGTGTCGTAGCATCCCATGTAAACGTAGAATCGCTATTGATGTCTGTAGCTGTAGCAAATACAGCAACTTCGTTGTTAAGTGGCGTACCAGATGATGTTACTGTACCAGAACCAAAGCTTAATGATGAATCGAAGTACGTATTCATCTGTGTGAACGTAGCTTCTGACAATACACCGCCATCATTGATTATGATGGTGTCTGTTGCGATGATTACTCCACTCGCTGGTTGTGCTGTAACGGCGGTAACGTCTAGTGCTAGTGCTGTTGCACCAGTAACCTGACCAGTATGCGTGGCGTTAGTTACTTTAGCTGTGTTAGCTGCTACATCTGTTGCGATGTCTATGCCATCGACCGTGCCTGATAAAGTTATATTACCCGTACTTGTGATACGTGCAACTTCTGTTGCTGCTGTGCCGCCAGCCATTAGTTGGAATACAAAGTCAAAGTCTTCTGACGCACCAGTAACATCAGTTGCTTCTAATGCAAACAAACCACCAATCTCTAAGTTACCTGGAGCGCCTGCAGCAGTTTCAGATTCAAACTGGATACTTGGGCCAATACCCGCTGCTGGTGTGCCTGAACTACGTGCGCTAACTGTGATAACTGGAATGTCAGCATTTGTTGTTGCTGTAGTTACCTCGAAGTTTACATTGTGTTCAAACGTTGTATCTGATGCCTGGCTCACCCAATAGTCAGTACCATCAAAGTTGGCTGTTAATGTACCAGTACCAGAGTCAGCAATAGCTAGTGTGCTATCACCTTCTGTAATACTTGTGCTGGACGTACCAGCGTTCATAAATGTCTTTAATTGGTCAACTGTTACTTCTAAGTTAGTTCCCGCTGTCGTATCAAACATCAATAGCGAGTCACCTGTTGCGACTGCTACACCTAGTGCTGTTGTGCCTTGAATGTCAACACCGATCGTTGGGTTGCCTGATACACCATTGCCGTTAACAATGCTGATACCTTCGTCGCCTGCTACTGCTGATGCAGCAATTGAACGTTCGACGTATGTATCTGCTGCCGTCTGAGTAATCAAACCGCCTGATCCGAACGCCAAGTTAACAACGTCAAGATCAGCTAGGACGTTTGTCAATGAACGCAATTGCATCGCGTCTGAGTTATCTGTATCAGAGAATGCAATAAAGTCGCCAACTGCTATAGCTACTGAGTTAGTTAGTCCACCACCAGTAACAAAGTCAAGATCAATATTATTACCCGTTTTTGTTAATGCGTCACCAGCAATAATATCACTTGATGTGCTGAATAATACGAAGTTAAGGTTACTACCTGAACCAGTACCAACTGTTAGCGGATCTGGACCTTGCAGTACCCAACCACTGTCTGAGTTAGTTGTTCCTTCTTCAACAAATGTAAATGCACCTGCAGTAACTTCTGCATCAGTATCAAAATCACTAGCGCGATTAAGTGTTGTGGTGGTTGCTTGTACTTCGTAAATGCCGTTTTCATCAGCTGGTGATTGGTTTTTAAGAAGAACACGATCACCCTGTGCTAGTGTTACGCCGTCAATTGTTGCTGGGACACCTGTGTGCTGACCGTTAGCGTTTGGGCCGTTTGTAGAGACATATGTTCCAGTTACATCTGCTGTACTTGCACAAGTAACAGAGTCCTTAACATCTAAGCCTGATGCTACATCATCTACGTAAAGTTTAGTAGCTGCGTCAGTATCACCTACGGGGGTTAATACTTGTAAGTGGGCTAGTGTTGTGCCGTCTGTTGTAGCACGGAAATCACTCGCACCCGTATTGAAGACAAAGCGACCGCCAGCTTTACCAAACTGTACGTCATCACCAACGCCTTTCAATCCATAATTCTTTGTGTCTGCCATTGTGGGTTCCTATTAATTCATTCTATGTTGTATTTATCCTAATTAAAGGAAAAATTATACATACGTTACGAGGATACGAGCAGAACCAGTTGTAGCTCCGCCTGCAGAGAAATATCCATTAATATCCGTATCTGTACTACCACCATACACGTAGTCAGTTGTTGTACTATATGTGCCGAGTTCGCTCAGATCATGTAATGAATCATCAATAAGTCGTGCATTATCTCCACTGTCACCTACACTTAATGTTGGTGATCCATCAAAGGCTATTGTGACTTCAATTGTTACAACCGTAACACGCGAATCAGGACTAACGTTGCCAAGCAACACTGGGCTAATTGTGGCTGGTACAACAATTGCTTCGATTGTCTTAGCATCAGTGCTTGCACTATCTTGTGTACTAATAAGAATCCATGCTGCGGGCCCTGCGAGTACATCCCAAATATACATTTCCCATTCACTTGTAGTAGCGCCGCTACGTACAAATGATTGGTCACCATCTGCAGGAGTTAGTAAATCTCTAGCAGTAATGTCAGCAACCATGAATGTATTACTTGATGCGCCGAGACCGACGATAGCAAAAGGAGCCCAATCGCCAACACCATCCCATACAAGTGCATCACCGCTGATAGGTGTAACTGTAGTAGTATCTACATCGTCTAATTGATCTATGCTACCGACATTGGCAGCATCAGAAGCTCTCCATACACTACCATCAAATACTAAATGTTGATTTACTGTTGGACTAGGTACGACAACATCTACAAGATTATCAAGTAAGCCAGTGATTGCAACAGGTTGTATGCCGTCAATATATACAACTGAAATAGCATCGTTAATCCATTCAATGCCATCATAACGTAAAAATTCATTTTGAACGAGTGGCGTAGTAAGTGTAACATTAGTAAGACTGTTGAGCCCGAGACTACTAGGAACATTACTTCCAGCTTTCCATAGTCCGCTTCCGACATCATAAACGAGACTATCGCCGTTTAGTTTGCCTATTGTATCAACATCAACTAAGGTGTCAAGTGCGTTAGTAGAGCCTGAGGCAAGTTCCCAGAGTAGTGTGCCGCCAGCGCCAACCTTAAGAGATTCGCCTACTGAACCGCCTGAAGTAATATTGATTTTATCGAACGTAACTGCTGCGTCAGCTAGGTCTTGTTCCCGAACCTCTCTGTCAAGAATGTTGTTTGTTTTAATCCGAGTTAGACCAGCCATCTTATCCCTCAGAAATTATGTAATAGTGATTTCCGTCGCTGTAAAGTGTAACGTATCCGTATGCTGTGTTGATGACGTATGTGCCAGCACCGTCAATAAACCCTGCTGCTGGCGTAAGAGTTATTGCGAATGTGCCTGTTGTTTGATTCTTAATAGTAATTGTTTCGCCATTCGGTAATGTGCTAGGATCTTGAAGTGTTATGCCTAGAATTGCTGATAATCCGTTGATAGCAATTAGTCTCTCTACTGCAAGCACGGTATACGGAGAATCAGTATCAGTAATAGTTTTCCAACCTATGTTGTATGCAAACGTAATTGTGTCAGCAGTACTGCTTAACGTGATACGATCTACTGGTGTAATGGATGCAAAAAGACGTTTAAATTCTAGTTCATTGGTCGGAGTAATAGTTTCTGAAAGACTTCCGATAAGTGCAACTGGTTCGCCGCCTCCTACATTTGCAAAATCACCAATATCAGCGTCGATTGTAATAGAACTTCCGCCTGCTGTTAGTGTAATATTTGTACCTTCAGTTAATCCTTTAATATCGAAAAACTGTGTTTCACCTGCAACTCGTTTTGCTGAAAATAGTGTTACATCAGAAGGAGTAAGATTTACAAGTTCAACTGGGCTAGCAGGAGTTTCTCCTGCTGTGACGATGCCGAGAACTTCAATTACATCTGCATCAACCACTAATCCTGATACAATGCTAACTTGTGCGCCAGTGAATGTAGCATTAGGTATGATACTATATTCTGTAGTAGTTAATTTTAGACCGTTATGAGTTACAATAAGAGATTGTTCACTTGCAGGATACCAACCGATACTACCTGATGTTGGAAATAGTGTTTGTGCACCGACAGCAGTTTCTAAATATACTTCTATACTAGCACCACCAGAAGTTTGTAGACCTAAGATTTCGACTGTTTCAACAGATACCGTATCAGCTAGTGTTACTGTTGTTGACCCGCTGCCAATATTTGTTACTATTGTATAGGCATCTTGTTGCTGTTTAACACCTTGTATAGTAATGAATACAGACTCTTTAGTTGCTGCTTCCCACGGCACAACAAATACTTGTTGTGTAACATCAGTGAAAAGTGCAGATTCAATACTATCAAATCCTGATTCAACAACACTCTCGCTTGGGTCATATGCCTCAAACGCTATTAAATCAGCATTCCAACGTAGATGCCAGTTTGTAGTAACATTATCTGTAATTACAAACGGCGGTGCGTACTGATTTGCGAGCGTGTTACCGGCATTAATTCTGGTCAATGTTCTTCTCCTGTATCTTTGGACGGCCTAATGTTTTACAGATTCGTCCTTGCACCCATCCTTCAGGTATTTCCTGCAACATTTTTTCTTTGATTCCGTTATTGCACCACTTTGATCCCCGCTTTAGTTGTGCTTGTATTAAAAGGTGATCGTGCCCTCGTTTTTTATTAGCATCTGAAATAAGCTTTTTGGCTTTTTCTGTATGTTTGTTTCCTAGCGCAGGATTGTGTGTTCTGTTACCAGCAGCAATTTTTATTTTTCGCAACCAGTCTTCTTTATCTTGCACATTGAACCCACCTGATCCACCGACAACAATATTATATGTATTTGGTAATGCTATAAATTCCTCATTTACAACGTGATTTTCATATTCAAACATATCCTTAGAATTAGAAAATTCTTTAAGAATTGTTCGTTGAAAATCTTTCTTTCCATATTTTTTGATTGCTTGACGTAATATCTTTCCTGAACCTAAATAGCCATCATCTATGTTCTCTGTGGTATGACAACCCACATATATTTTGTTTGATATTAGACATTTAGTTTCATAAACTATGTGATGTGTCATTATTTAGCCTTCTTTTTGATTTCTTTTTAGCTTTTTTCTTAGCTTTGCTTGCCGTCTTGCTAGCAACTGATTTTGTATTTTCTGTCTTAGCCTCATTCCAACCATTCTTCCATTCTGTAATATAATGCGCTTTAACTTCACGGGGATTATCGTCGCTTCCTTCGACTTCTGCATACATCAGTCTTACAAACCGTGTATCGTTCATAGGTTGGCGTGCTTTGCCTCTGCCGTATGATGCTCGTCCTCTTCCATTCGCATTAATGTTATTCATTATTATCTCAACTATTTTGCTCGTTCTTCATCCCAGCCGTGTTTCCAGTCGTTTATTTTCCTTTCCATAATGCGCCTTTCTGCTGGAGACATTTCTGCTCCAGGCGAATTTGGGTGATGATCTTCTGATCCATGTCCTTGTAACAATTTTACAAGTGCATGATCTTTCATCGGTTGTCTCGTTTTACCTGCTATAAATGCTGCCTTACCTAATGCCTCTGCTTCGCTCTCATGTGCCATTATGTTCTCCTTACATACTCAATAATACTTTACTAATTACTCCTAATTCTGTTACTGCTGCTAGCTCAGATGGTTCTGTGATTGTGCTTCGATCAAGTATTGCACGTAGATATACAAAATTGCCTACGAAAGTGAATGCTAAGGTAGCATCATCACCGTTGCCGCCTGGGTTTGTTGGTGCTGCTGGGTTAACAGGAAATGATGCATATGGGCTTGCGCTAGATACATTTTGATTGACATTCACATTAATATCGAACCAATCAGCTTCATCTGGCTCAGTTGCTAACGTGCCTTGTATTCCGAAGCTGCCTGTGAAATTAGCAACAACAACCTGTACTGTGTGTATGCCATCGGTGCGACCATAATATCCATCAGCACGAATTTTATCGCCTGTCAGATTATGATTTCGTCCTGTATTGGTCATCATTAAAACTGATTTTCTAGCTGGTGTGACTGCCATAATTTTTCCTATTACGCTTAGTATTGTTAGTATTTATCAAAAAGACGCGCAAAAAAAAGGATAGCCCCGAAAGGCTATCCTGGACCACAGCTTGACGAATAGGAGGTCAGTCTTGTGTGGGGTTCTCTTTGTTAATTGTTACTTCGTTTACTAATACTTCATCAACAGTTGGCGCGATTAGTGCTACTTTCGCAGGAGTTATTGTTAGACTCAATTCACCGTCTTCAACACCGACCTTAACTCTACCGCCATTCTGTAAATCACCAAACAAAATCTCTTTCGAAATTGGCTTTTTGACTTTTTCTTGAATCAATCTTGCCATTGGCCTTGCACCCATTTTTGGATCGTAGCCTTCTGTTGCGAGTAATTTCTTAGCTGCTGCCATACAAGTTACAGAAATTTTCTTGTCAGCAAGCATATCATTTAGTTTGTCGATTTCTCGACTAACAATAAGCTTCATTTCGTCAATGCCAAGTTTGTTAAACTTGATTATGCCGTCTATTCTATTGCGGAACTCAGGTGCGAAGAAACGTTTAACTGCTGCATCATCTTCGCCAACTTTTTCTTGATCCCCGAATCCGATATTAAGTTTCTCACCCTCTGCTGCACCTAAATTAGATGACATTAAGAGTATTACGTTTGTAAAATCAATCGTTTTGCCTGTGCTGCTAGTCAAACGACCATCATCCATAACCTGTAGAAGTACTTGTGTAACTTCTGGTGCTGCTTTTTCAATTTCATCAAGTAGCAATACGCAGTTCGGATTGTTTTCGACTTTATTAATCAACTGTCCACTGCCAGCCTCACCTTCGCCGTGCCCAACATAACCTGGAGGAGCTCCGATCAATTTAGAAACAGAGTGTTTCTCTTGGTATTCAGACATATCGAACCGAACAAGTTCAACACCGAGTGCCTCAGATAATTCTTTTGCAAGATAAGTTTTGCCGACTCCAGTAGGACCAAGTAAGAGATAAGAACCGATTGGCTTGCATTCATCACGTAAGCCACTCTTACTGATTTCAATAGCTTCTACTAAAGTTTCAATTGCTGTTGCCTGACCATATACACGATCTTTGAGTTTGGAATTCAGAGTTGAGATGGCATCATTTTCTCTAATGTCAATCATATCTGTAGGAATCTTTGCAAGCTTAGAAGTAGTTTTGATAATCATATCCATATCAACTACTGGTTCGTCTGCAAGCTTAGCCTTAGCTCCAGCCAAATCCATGATGTCAATTGCTTTGTCAGGTCGAAATTTATTCTTCATATAACGTTCGGATAAGTCAACAGCCGCGATGAGTGTGCCTTTTTCATACTTCACGCCATGAAATTTTTCATAGTATTTTGCGAGTCCTTTGAGAATTCGCTTAGTATTCTTTACACTCGGCTCTTTTACTTCATACTTACCGAATCTACGCTTAAGTGCTTTGTCTTTTTCAAAGTGAGTCTCGTATTCATCGAATGTTGTAGCACCGATGCAGCGTAATTCTCCCTTTGCTAGCATAGGTTTGAGAATGTTTCCTGCGTCCATTGTACCCTGTGATGCTGTGCCTGCGCCCATAATCATGTGTATTTCATCAATGAATAGAATTACATTACCTTTCTTTTGAATGCTTTTGAGTACTTTCTTTAGGCGTTCCTCGAAATCGCCGCGGTACTTTGTACCAGCGACCAGCGCGCCAATATCAAGACTGTACACTTCTTTAGCTTCAAGTGCTTTAGGAACTTCACCGTCAACAATTTTTTTAGCAAGACCTTCCGCTAGTGCAGTCTTACCTACGCCTGGGTGTCCGACATAACAAACATTATTCTTTTTGCGCCGTGCCAATATCTCAATTGTATCAGCAATTTCTTCCTCGCGACCAACAATCGGATCAATAAGTCCGTCCTTGGATTCGTCATTAAGGTTGCGACAGTATTCTTCTAGCGCATCATCAAGCTCTGCGTCACTCTGACTACCATCGTATTCTTTGAGATATTCTACTAATTTATTACGCGAAATTCTTCCTTTTTGTATAAAGAAAACTGCGTGACTATGATCTTCATTCATTATGCTTAGAAGTAAACCGTATGTTGTAATCTCTGGCCGCCCAGCGAAAATATACTGTGTCAAAGCTCGTTGAAATACGCGAGTTAGTGCAGTCGTGTGATCTGCACCTGTGTATCCAATCTGTGCTTCAACTGGCACTTCTAGGTTAGCTGTATTTAAATGATTCTCGACTTCGTTACGAATGATATTTGGACGGCCACCGATGTCCGTAAGAATTCTTTGCAAATCTTTTTCATGCAAGAGAGACCACAGTAAATGTTCGATGGTTACGTACTCATGGTAGTTTTCAGTAGCGAATATGTGCGCTCGCTCCATGACATTATTTACTGCTTCATTATTACGATTCGGCTCGTCGCCGTTTTCGCTATTTCCCAGACTCATTTAATTCTCCTATATATCAAATGTTTTACGATGTTTAACGTTCATTATACTTGCTCGTTCCGCATTTGTCAAATCATCAGGAATTGACATTACCACTTGTATTAGTAAATCTCCGCGCTGATTTATTTCAGGATTGGGCATTCCTTTTCCAGGAACTCGTACAAGTTTTCCATATTGTATGCCTGCAGGAATTTTTACTGTTACTTTTTTACCGTCGATATTTGTAATTCCACATTCTACACCGAGCATAGCTTCGATTGCAGAAATCTCAATTCCTGTTAATAGATCATCGTGGGAGCGTTGAAATTTGTGATGTCGATGTACGTTAATGATGATAATAAATTCACCAACTTGCAAGTGGTTACCACTTCGCATTCCAGCAGGAATGTTGAAACTTTCTCCATTTAGTGTTCGTGTAGTTCCAGAGAATGCTTCCTCTAGCGTGATATTGACTTGCGCCATTTGCTGATGCCGCCGCTGATGAAAGCCGCCGCCCATTGCTTTTCGAAGGGCATCGTGCAAGCTTTCGCCGTCCATGCTAGTAGTATATGTAAAACCGCCTTGGCCTTGTTGTTGCCGAGGATTATCGTACTCTGCTTTTTTCTCTGGATTTTTGAGTGTTTGATAAGCAGAATTTATTTCTTGGAATTTTTCCTTCGCGTTAGGATCACTACTGCGATCAGGGTGATACTTTTGGGCAAGTTTACGGTATTGTTTTTTAATTTCTGCTGCTGATGCATTTTTCTTAACACCAAGTACATCATAATAATGATTACTGTTCATAAACTTACTCTTTCGTATTATCCTCCTCGGTAAGCGTATCTGCTCCTGGGAGAATTTCTATGTAATAAATAATTACGTTTTTCTGTTCCTTAACGTAACGTATAATTTCGCCAACATTCAACGAAAGATTTTCGTATCCTTTCGCAGACAAAGCAAATAGTACAATTTCTCGATCTGGATAATCTGCTAATAACTTTTCAATTTTCGCTCTGTTAAATACAGTCCAATCTACTTTACGCATTGACAATTGCGCTGGAAGATTCGGATGTATAACAGTTTGCTCCACTACGTCTGCCTTTACGTCTACTACTTTAACACCACTACATGCAGAAATCAATAGTAAAGTGGAAATAATTAGTAAAATTCTCATTATTTCTCATCCTTTACGAATTCGCCGCCTGGCTTTGATACATAACTCATAGGATCTGTAATATCTTCCAGTTCATTAAATACACGCTCCGTAGCACTGTTTACGCGACGTTCTATCAGGCCAGGCTTACGTTCTGCAAGCCTTTGAAGATCATGTTCTGCAAAAATGTCAATTGTCACTTCTTGCTCTTTTCGAATTTCTGCTGACGCACTTGATAGTCTTCCGATTGCTTCTTGTTGCTTGCGATGACTTTCTTGCAAGAACGTAAGATTTGCCTCAGCAGATGCGCGCCCAGCTTTTTCTACAGCAACTAATTGATTAGCTTCTGCTAGTTTGTCCTGAGACCATTTGAAATATGTTGCAGAACCTGCAAGAACTATAAGTAAAACAATTCCCATATACATTGCAATCCCGCCAAAACCTCGTTGTCTGTGTTTATTAAGCATTATTGACTCCTTAGAACTACACTTCTCTCATTGCCTACTTTATTCAAAAAGTAGAAATCACCAATTGTCTGAATTTCCCAGTTACCGCCCAGCATTCCTCGCAAGGAACCAAGCGCCATTGATGTGTGCATGAGGTCTATGTGTTGTTCATTTAGTCTAAGTCGTTTAACCATATTGTCTGTTGTGCCAAAGCCAACGAATTCAAATACCCATTGTACGCCAGCACCACCAATTTTGATATGTGTATCGTCTGCTTCAAACGTTAGCAAATCACTATCTTGAAAATATGATTCTACTGTTTGTTCAAATTCTTGACGAGGAACATATGATTGTTTTTTTGTAATGACTACATCGTGTAATTCAGGATCGCTAAGATCATACAGTTTGTCAACTAAGTAAGGTTGTACTTTCCAGTTGAGTTTGTCAGTTACGTTTTCTATGTCTTTTACAAGATCATAAAGTTTAAGCCAGAAATTAGGTTGACGTTTGAATTCGATAAACACAAGATACAAGCCGTCTTCATTAGGATTCGGACTAACTTCGCTATCTAGAAATTCAATAACACTCTTGTCAATGAATTCATCTAGATCAAATGCAGGCAGTTCATCTTTACAAAAGAATGAAATTACAATAACTTCTTCTGTAGTTCCCATCTTCGGAGTAAATTCGTCTACTGATATGAGGGGTAAAATCATTCCAGAAAGTTCCAGGTACCTGAGGCCCATATTATATTTTCTCCTTTAATGTTTTGCAAGTTCGGCCACGTATCCAACCTGCAGGGGCCGAATTAATCTTTACGTAACATTCTTCACAGCCATTATTGAACCATCCAACTTTTCCTTTCAAAGCCTTGGATATTTTTTGTTTTGTTTCTTCAGTATGTTTTTTTCCATAGAACGCATTACTCTTGCCGGTTCTAGATTCTGACATTTTTATTTTAGTTTCTTCAGTATGTTTTTTTCCTAACATACCGCGCTGATGATCGTTGTTCGCATGGTATATTTTTAAACTTTTGGAAATTTTATCTTTTGATTCTGCGGAATATGCATTATTTTTTCCTTTATTCCACGGAATGCTGCCAGTCATTAATTTTGATTGTGCTTTTGAATTTTTTTCCTTGAGCCAGCCATATAGACGATTAGTAACACGTTCGCCATTGTTATCCACAGTCATCATATATGCTGCTTTAGCTAGTCGCGAATTATCAGGATAAATCTTAACAAGCAATTGATGAGCAACATAATGTTCTGCCGCAGTAAGGCGAACAATGTTTTCAGTTTCATTCCCGCCACCCATGCACACAGGAACAACATGATGTCGTTCTGAATAACCTTCTAGCAATCTTGTTCTAGCTCGCTCAATCAGCGTGTTGTAATGTGCTTTGTAATTCATATATTAACCTTGCTGTCTATGAAACCATACTTTGTATGCATTTCTAGCCGCTTCCATAGACCTGTCTCCACTATCACATCCTGCTATATATCCATCAATAAAAGCAACATGTGTTGCCTCACCTTCAAGTGGGCCTGTAGCTTCTTCTAGCTCATCAACCGCTTCCATTAGTTTGCGCATATCGTTCATTATACTTGTTCCTCGCCTGCGAATTCATCAAACTCTGCTTCACGCGCATCTGTCTCCGCACTTACGTCTTGCTCTTTAGATTCTTCATTATTATCTAAGTCTTCATCGTATGCAGCGTTAATGTCATCCATATCAATTTCGTCATCCTCAAATTGTAGAAGTGCGTCATGTGCTTCATCTACAAACTTACGAGGCATTTCAATTTGTACTAACCATACAGGCTTTTCTAAAATCTTTGCTTGTTTGCGTTCGTTAGAATATCCGCCCTTAAGATCCGTTTCTGGATTCTTAACACTCTTTGGTTCGAGTAGTGTGTCTTGTGCAAATGATACTTTACAACCATACTTGATTAAGCGCAAACTTCCTGCAGGATCAGGCATCATTTTGTGCGGGTACATCCACATTGTCGTAAACCAATAACGATCAATAGTCGGACCTTCGACTAACTCTCCATCTAACCAGTTCCTATAAGCATACAGATTAGCATTGTCGAATGTCTTTTCCATCTCCATAAGCATGTCTAGAGAAGTTGATTCTCCGCCAACTCGCTTTAGAAGCGCCATGATTTCATTTACTTTCTTTGGCATTATATGTCTCTTTAAATTATACTGTTATTTATCAACTTTCTGACTATCAGTAGATCAAATTATTTATAGTATCCCTGATTTAATTGATTTGCCAGTATCCAACAGGGATAAGCTTGCTATCACGCGGCGACCTTCCAGCTGTAAATTCTATTAATCTCATACACGTATTTATCCTAATTTGTAATATACGTGGTAATTGGTAAAACGACTAGTGCTAAATAATACTGTAGATGAAATATTCCAATTTCTCAATTACCACACACTTGCTTGATATTCTTTCAGGCGCTGTGTTCTACGACCCCATCACATCAACTCACAAGCCTTTAATGGAGAATTACCAATGGCAAGAACAAAAAAGAAAAGGAACGGGCGCATCATTCGCATCCAAGAAGAACCACGGAAGGAGATCAATCAAAAACGTAAGAACTATGTAAAACTAATTCCTCGCAATATTGCACAAGAGGAATACATCGCGAATCTACACGATCAAAGTCAACGTATTGTGTTCGCAACAGGACCCGCAGGAACGGGCAAGACCTACCTAGCAGTACAAAAAGCAGTACAAGAATTTATGAATGGTCACGTATCACGCGTGGTCATTACGCGCCCAGCAGTTACCGTAGACGAAGATCACGGATTTTTGCCTGGCGACATTAATAAAAAGATGGCTCCTTGGGTACGTCCACTTATGGATGTATTTGAGGAATATTATAGCCCTAAAGAGATTTCACTAATGCTTGAAGAAGGCACAATTGAGATTTGTCCGCTTGCTTTTATGAGAGGCCGAACTTTCAAAGATTGTGTCATTATTTTTGACGAGGCACAAAACACTACATCAGCACAAATGAAGATGGCTCTAACCCGCATTGGTGATGGTACACGCATGTATATCACAGGAGACTTGAATCAGTCCGACTTAAGGAGGGAAAATGGTTTACACGATTTCTTTAAGAAACTTAAGGTCAGCAATTCACACACCATTTCGCTGACTAACTTCACACGGGATCATATCGAACGCGACCCTATAGTGGAGGAGGTTTTACGCTGTTATGGGGATGCAGATTGACTATATGATAAATATTATATAGCGACGGGTGCTATGTAAATAGCATGACGACAGGAATGTATACTAGTAACTACACACCGCTGACCAACAGCTATTCTTGGTACTCGTCATTTATATTAACAGCTAATAATATGCATAGATAAATATGTATATGCGTCCACCACTCACCGATGAAGATTTCAAGCTTGGCAAGCAGACCATGCCGAGAGGTGCGATATACTATGGTTGGTTCTATTTCAAAGAAGAAAATTTCTCACTTGGTATCTCGTTAAAATGTGGTACTGCTAGCATCAAACAGTTTGTTTGGATGAATGAGCAAGCAGATAATATAACTTCTATCGAACCCCGACAAGTTACTGATGATGCGTATTTTGTTGTTCGCCACCCGCTAGACCGCTTTTGTTCACTCTGGAAAAATAAGTGTCGCGATAATGGATCATCACGCTATAAAAAATTATTCGCAGATATGTCACCAGTTGATCTAATGGATTTTATTGATTCTGGCGTAAAAGAAATTCATTTGGAGCAGCAAAATACATTATTAAATAAAGGTAATCAATCTGCAAAATTGATACCTCTTGAAATGTTAGAATATTGGTGGAAACAAAGTGGATTAGGTGAGTTAGGTCGTTTCAATACTTCTGAGGGTGATGTTGATATTGATGATGAATTGAAAGAAAGAATTTTGACTTACTACGCAGATGATTTAACATTGTATCATAAAGCGCAATGTGACTTTTGTTGGGCTACAGTTATACCAAATCTTCATGTATGACATGATAGCCGATTGTTCCGTGAGGATCTTTTAACATGCGTTTGAAGTATTCTTTTTCAGGCATTGTTGTTTCTCGCATATCCCAATTATTATTGCCACATACTTCACAATTTGGTTGCTCTACTGGCTCGCCTATCCTACTTGCCTTTATTAAAAAGTGATTGTGGCAATCCATTTTGCCGAGGCATCTTATTTCAAACATATTAGTCATTATCCTATGCGCTCTAATTTTACTACGTTTAAGTATTCACCAGTTAATTTGCTTTTGAAATATTCTTGTTTCGATATGTTTGTGTTCCATATGCCCCATTGAATGCTTTTGCAATTTTCACATACACCACGCCCGTTAGTGTGGTCTTCTGGTTCAAACATTAAATATGTTGTTAAACATCGCTCACAACCCCATAAAGCACAGCTATCCATCACTATTTGTACCATAGACATTATTAAGCTGATTGTTGACGCGAACAAACGTTGTACGCTTTGACAATTCCTTGAGTGATATGCTGCCAGTATATGTACATGCTGATCGAACCCCGCCTAGTATATCTTTCACAGTATTTTCAACTTTACCTTTGTAAGGAATCAAAACACGCTTGCCTTCGCTTGCACGATAGCCTGTAAGTCCGTCTCCATGTTTGTTCTGTGCAGTTTCAGAACTCATACCGTAAAACTCTACAAACATATCTCCGTAGCCCAAGTCGTAAGTATCGAGTGCTGTGTCGCTGCCAAGTTTCCTTCCTGAGCCTGATATAATTGAGCCGCCGCCTTCAGCGTGGCCTGCTAACATTCCGCCGAGCATTACAAAATCTGCGCCTGCTGCAAACGATTTTGCAACATCACCAGGGCCAGTACACCCACCATCTGCAACAATAAGACCTTTCAATCCGTGTGCTGCATCTGCACACTCAATAACTGCTGATAGTTGAGGATAGCCGACGCCTGTTTTCTTGCGTGTTGTACAGACACTTCCTGGGCCTATGCCCACCTTCACTATGTCAGCACCTGCCAATATAAGTGCCTCTGTCATATCTGCTGTGACTACATTACCTGCAATGATTACTTTATTGGGAAATTTCTTGCGCATTTTACGAATAAATTGTACAAATGTTTCTGTGTAACCATTAGCAACGTCAACACAGATATAGTTTATCTCTGTAAATGCATAGATAATATCTACTGTTTTTAGAAAATCAGTATTAGATATGCCAGTTGAAATAGCTAAGTTTTTAACACTAGGATCGGCTCCAGTATCAAGTACAAGCCCCTCACGCCAACCACTCATATCATAGTGTTTATGTATGCACGTAAACATATTAAAATTAAGTAGTGCGCGAGCCATTTCGAATGTGCCTGTTGTATCCATATTAGCAGCCATGATCGGGATGCCTTTATATTTTACATCTGAATAACGGAAAACAAATTCACGTTCTAAATCTACTTCTTTACGTGATACTAATGTGCTTCGCTTAGGACGTATCAATACATCACTGTAATCTAGTTTTACTGAATCTTCGATTCTCATGTTATTTCTTTCCGCTGACTATACCTAGTAATAGTTTGTGTGAACCAACTACTCGCCCACCCTCGATAAATTCTCGTTCAGGTTTAGTTAAATCTACACTATATATTTTACTGCACCAAATACAAAAAAAAGAATCTGGATTTATGTGTTCTATGTTTTTACTCATCGGAACTGAAAAACAATAATGATACGGAGATTTTTCACAAACTCGATCTTTTGATACTGCATCATTATTCAGCATCGAAGCATATTCTTTATTATGGAGTTGGAATAGTTGCATGGCAAAGCGGTCTTCGCCAGTTCCCATGAGTTGTAAGAGTAATTCGCCTAAAGCTTCTATTCCTGCAAGCTTGGCTTTAAAATATGCCTTATCAAAATCATCCTGATTCATTGCCATTCATCATAGTTTGTTATGTTAGTTTTCTGGCCGCAGCAGCATTGCACTTCTACAACTAATCCCATATTAGTTGGCGTGAACAAATATGTAATTGCTCCGCCGTTCGCACCTTGGGGAAGAATGCCGTGATCGTTAGGTTGCCAGTACGCACAAGTTTCTAGATGCTCCTGCAACCAGATATTCATTTTTAGGATGTTATATTCGTCCGTTTCAAATTTCATTATGTAAATTTAGAAGCTATAACTGGCGGCCGCTGACTGACAGTAGAAATAGTAATTTCAACTTCGTTTTCATTGCTTTCTATAATTTCAAGAAGGTTGCCGAGATAAACCCAGCGTTCATCCCAATCATCATTTTCTATTTCAATATAGTCTCCAGATGGAGAAATGGCGTTGATTTCCCATTCTTTAATTTTCTTTTTTCGTTTGTAAAGAACTATATCTCCGACTTTTAATATGCCATTTTGTATCATTCTTCTGCCCCTTTAACAAGTTCGTAAATATCTGCCCAAGGTGTTTCTTGTGTTGTGCGAGCATAAAGTAAGTGATCGTCTTCGCAATATCGTGTATTGTATACGTGGTCGATGACTACCGCACGAAGTCCAAGCTTCGCGCCTGCAACTGCGTTGGATACGTGATCTTCGATCCAAAACATATCAGTGCCTTCCCACTCTTTTAATTTTTCACCTTTATGTACGCCGATTCGTAAGCAATGTAAACCTATGATTGCATCACCAAAGTGTTCTTTAAGATTATGCATTCTGTAGTCATATGCGCTAGGCTTTTCACTGAGACTTGTAATTACAATAAACTTATAGCCTTCATTGTTCAGTTTAGCAACATATTCTTGTGCATCTGCGAGTGGAGGCAATTCGGCAATTCGATTTGAGTGATTAAATTCTTTGATGAAATTCATTTTAGTTCCAGGAGACAAACCAAATCGTTCCCTAACAGAATAATTTTCCTCCTCACCTGGCACAATTTTGTATCCACGATTAATCATAAATTCATTAAACGTATTGTTCCAGTTGAATAAACATCCATCTGCATCAGTTAATATAATTTTATCATTCATCGTTTCTTTTTCGGCGGGCGTAAGCCGTATTTCTTTATGAGTTGTTTGAGACTGGCGGGGTTGATGGCTTTGCCGCCGTCGTCGCCGCCCTTTCTGACTTTTTTTCAGCACCTGCCATAAAGCCTATGCCTTTTGATTCATCATCATCTGTACTAGCAGGTGTTGTATCAATCATAACTCGTAGTCTGTCAATCGTATCATTAAACCCTTGCCCCAATGCTTCTACAGAAACAATAAGTTCTTTAAGATGTGCAATAGAGAATTTATCTGTTGCAGCGACCCACTCAATAAGTTCATCTGTGCCTGCAATGCGTTCGTTTCGTTCTGTTAGATAAATTGTACGTGCCTCTGCTGTAGGCATTCCAATTTTGCGTACAATATCAAAACGACTTGGACGATTGACCATGCGCTTATCAAGCTTTTCAGGATAGTTTGTTGTAGCAATGAATACTACGTTGTCAATTTGCAAATCACCATCAAGCAATGCAAGCATATCTGCTTCGCCGTAGGTTCGTTGAATTGCGTCTACATCTTCAACCAATACAATTACTGGACGAGTAGGTTCAATTTTACGTAACATTTCTAGGCCTTGCGCTGTTACTTTTGGCTCTTTAACGTAAACTGCGATGCCGCCTCGATCAACAACTTTCTTTGTAATTAGCTGTAGAGTAGAAGTTTTGCCACTTCCCGCTGGACCGTAAAGCAATACTCCGCGCTTCCATAGAAATCCAAGTTTGCGGAACAGGTGTTCATTCTTCCAGAATTCTTCAATATTATTGATTATTTCTTCTGACGCGCTATCGGGCAAAATAAGCAAATCATCAAGATTAATTGGTTTTGGAGAAAAATATAGTCCTCTGCTGTGAGAATAATCAATGCTGTATTGACCTGAAGGAAGAGTATCTGCGGTCATATCTGCTGGAAAATAAGCATCACCGACCTTTGCCCATTGTCGGGCGTTTTCCTTTAGCGTACCTTCTTCTTCTTCTGCACATTCATACTCATCATAAGTTGGGTCTGGCGTAGCAAAACTACGACTATCAGACTCACCAACTTCTGTTTCATCGTTGTCTTTAGTAAGTTCTTGTAGCTCTTTTAGGTCATCTATTTCTTTTGTCATTCTTCTTCCTTGGTTTGTTCAATTAGTTTTTCCATATCTTCTTTATCTAGAAGTAAAGCTTCTGGAATCGGTGCTCCCACAAGCTCTAAAAATTTTGTATATTTGTCAGCATAACCTTTAATTACATGCTCCTCAACTTGGTCATATGAGAGGCCGTCTTGCCTGTATGTGTTCTTTATGAATTCGCGTTTTACTACATCCATAATAATCGTAGAGCCTTGCAAATGCTTAGTTTTATAGCGATCTACAAATTCACAAGTTTCGTGTGTTTGCATTTTGCCCTTATCTGGACCCTTGTTGATGGGCTGATGGACATGCGTTAAAATTAGATAAGCACCTTTGCTGCTCATTGAGATTCCTTTAATTAGTTTAACAGTATAGCGTACAACCGTTTATTTGTCAAGCACTAACGCCAATCAATTACCACTTTACGATTTTTATACAAATAATCGTTTGCCTGACTAAACGGCTTACTTCCGAAAAATCCTCGATAAGCAGATAGTGGAGACGGATGTGGAGAAGTAATAATGCGGTGTTTGTTTTTATTTATCAGTGGAATTTTCGTTTGTGCTTTTTTGCCCCAGAGAATAAATACAATATTTTCTCGTTTGTCGCTCAACATCTGTATCGCTTCATCTGTCAGTGTTTCCCATCCTATTCCTTGATGTGAGCCTGCACAACCTTCTTCAACAGTCAATACAGTGTTTAATAATAGTACCCCTTGTTCTGCCCAATCACGTAAACTGCCGCTTGCCCGCTTGTATCCTAAATCATCTTCTAGTTCTTTATAAATATTTTTTAATGATTTTGGTAATGGTTGCACACAAGCGTTAACTGAAAACGCAAGACCATTAGCATGACCTGCAGTTGGATAAGGATCTTGGCCTAGAATAACAACCTTGACATCTTCGAAATGTGTAATGTCAAGGGCGCGCATGATTTGATGAATAGGCGGACAGATAGACTTGCCTGCATTAATATCTTCTGCAAGTTTGTCAGCAACAACTTTGTCACCGCCTTTGAAAAATTCCAAATCAGTCCAATTCATTTTAATTTCAACTTAAATATTTTCTTTTCAGAAACTTCTATAACACCCAATAATTCAAACGATCCGTAATCTGGCTCAGTAAATTCATCTGCTGACTCAGAATGCACAACATTAAATTCTGATAAGCACTCAGCTTCTTCGGGTGTATCATAGAACAATGCATCTGCTAGCCTTGTTGTTAAATGCAATACTAAATACGATCCACTTGGATTTTGGCCAATTCCGAAATCGTTATAAGCACCAAAATCGCAAGGATAATAAAACATATTACGTGTTATATATTTTAGTGTATATCTCATCCGAAGTAATAGTTCATCAATCCGATCATCACTATAAATCCAAGGACACCATTTACTACCATCAATGCACGATCACGCCAAACGAAAGATACCCACCACCATAAACTTGCACCGATCAAGCTGCCCCATAAATCAAAAATACGTAATGATTCAATTCCTGTTGCTCTAGAAGTCACGGCAGCTACGACAACTATTGTAGCAATCCATTTTACGTACCAGTCAAGTGTATACTTTGGTGTTGCACTTTTAGCGAAACGATCACTAGACTCAATCTCTGGTTCATCTTCTGGATGCTCAGGAATAACTCTTGAGTCATACGGTTTGGGCAATTTCCATTTAAATATTTTCATGGTTCCATTCAAGTTCGACAAGGTTTTTTGCAATCATTATAGGTGTTGTTATAATTTTTGAATTTTCTGTGTAATTTTTTAATTCACTTTTCATTGCAATTACTACAGCATCCCAGAGTTCTTCTGATATATAGTCAGGATATTGTGATAGCCGACATAGTGCTTCCATTGCTTCTGTGTGACTATCATACTCAAGACTATAGTATTTCTCTAGATTATCCCTAAGTTCACAAATTTCATCCCAATTATATTTTGTCATTTTACATTCTCAATAATTCTAGTTCAATACAACATGCAGATAAGTTTATTTCTGCATCTGCAATCGCTATATGATTTACAAGTGCATTACGAATCACAATCACAGCACGTTTCTGTATCTCTATGTCATCACCCCAGTACTCTAAATTTTCGTACATGTGACGATATATTGCCTCGTATTCGCTTGCAGCCGCGTTCTTACAAATAAGTTTTCTTGCTTCTGCAATTTTGCCATCACGAAATAATGCAATCATTTCTACTTTGTAGTCGGCCGAACCTAAATCCTCACTGTGAGGTTTTACGAGTGCGCCTGACTGTGAATTCTGCTGGCACAAATTAATGCATTTGCGTAAGTCGGGATATTCTGCTGCTACGTATAAATCAAGTGTTTCTAAGTCTACTTCGACCCCTTCAGTTATAAGTATCTCTGCGACTCGCGCAGTAAACTCAACCTTATCAAGTTTCTCAATATGAAAACCTTGACACCTACTATGAACTGCTTCGATAATTTTATACGAAAAGTTACATGTTAGTATGAATCTACAAGAGTTGCTAAACTGCTCCATGACCCCGCGCAATGCTCCTTGTGCGTTTCGTGACAGATAATCTGCTTCGTCAAGTAGCACATAACGAAAATCTCCGTAGGGCATTAGCGTTGCAAAGTTATAAATACGCTCGCGCATATTACCTACGCCTGTTTCCGAAGATGCGTTTATGAATAATACGTCACCGCCATCAACACCGAGTTCGTTCAGTAATAGTTTCGCAAGAGTAGTTTTGCCTGTTCCTGGCCCACCACTAAATAATAGATGCGGAATCGCATTGCTATCAATCCAATTTTGTACTTGTGTTTTTTGTGCTGCGTCACGAAACACGTACTCGCTTATTTTTGTTGGTCGGTATTTTTCTACCCAGAGTTCTTTCATTTTATGCCCTTATTATTTTCATTCATTAGGACATTATAACACAATGCCGATTGAGCGTCAAGCAGAAGATACGGATCTCTCTGTGTTAGGTTCTTCGTCGGCTACTAAGAGAATTGCTTCCTCTTCTGCACCCCACAAAGTAAATTCTTCATCGTTTTCGTCACGCATTGTCATGCCATGTGTCCAACGACCGTGTTCTACCATAACCCACTGTCCTTCAGTAACACTTTTTACTTCGGGACCAACTGAATATACTTGCATCCATCGAGGGCGTATACCACTTTCACTGTTATCATCATCCATAAGAACGATTCCGCCTACGGTTGTTTGCTGGCCCTTTTCAATATAGTTGCATAAAATTTTATTAGTTAGTGCGCGGAGTTTCATTTTTCTTCCTTGCGTGTTTTGGCAAATTCTTTGAGGAAAGTTTTAATTTCTTCTACAGATAGATCGCCAGTATCAACATAAAATACGTTACCTTCTTGTTGTACTTCTGAGTTACTCATTATTTTTCTTCCTTAAAGTATTTTAGTGGAATCTCTTTGAGTCCATTTAATACTTTTTTGATTGTTCCCTTTGGGAGTTTTGTGTGGTCGTGTAGTAGCAAGACTATTGTTTCGCGCCGCAAACCTGAAGTTTCCATACGTTCAACCATTTCTTGCATCTTGTATAAATCGTCACGCATTAATACAATTGACTCGAATTTCTCGAATGTGCCGTCTAAACGTTTTACAAACGCTTCTTTACTTTCTAATTCTTCTGTAGTCATACGAGTGGTCGTTTAGTCTTTTTAGCTGTTTTCTTTTTAACTGTTTTCTTTTTGTCTGGTTTCGGATCAACATCTTTTACTTCAATATCACCATCAGGACTAATCACTTCTATATATTGTGATCCGTCGTCGCGTTTTTTGACTGTTTCTGTAGTCATTTCAGCTTTCATAGGCTCATGTGCTTTCTTTGGCTTAGGAGAAACTTCGTCTGCATCTGATCTAGATAGTGGCTTTTTCATACTCACTTTTGCGGTCTGTGTAACTGTTGTATAGCTTGGCTTTACACGTTCTTTAGCAGTTTGTACAACTTTCCCGCCCTCAATACGATCACCCTTTGCATTGACTTTCATATTGCCTGCAGCAATTGTCTTTTCATTCGCGACACGCATAGCTTCCATGTCTACGACTTTGCCTTTCGCGCTTCTATATGTTCGTTTAGCCATTACTTCAAAAATTCCTCAATGGGCAGATCATATTTTATGCTGTCCACTTTATGTACTCCTAGCAAATATAAACAGTATGATGCAACACTTGAGCCACGCCCTACGCCCCACACTATTTTGTATTTACGCATGTAATCAACAATGAAAATCAGAAATTGTAACAGTGGAATAAGTTCTCGTTCTTCGAACATCTTATATTCTGTTTCCACTCTTTTACGTTCAGTTGTTGTATCACATAACATTAGCAAAAATTCTTTTGCATCAATCTCTTTATACATTTTAGGTATGTCCCAATCTGCTGCGCAAATATCGTGATATACCTGTAAATCCATATCATTTGACATTGGATTACGTATGTTTGTTTCATAGCCTAATATTTGTTCGCTATTACGATTGAAGTTATTCACTTCTTGTACGTTATCGAAGATAGCGAAATCTATATCCATGCCATGCAACAATGCCTTTTTGCCGTCTTCTATAGTTAGCAAAGCATTGCCGTATTTGTCTGTTTTTACTTGTTCTTTTTCCATGCGTCAAACACTATTATATCTGCCTCTGTGTCATTTGTCAAAAATTCTTTTCCTATATCAGCAAGAGGATCTGTATTGTACCAGATCATTTTTTCCTCATCGTCTGTCTTCTCAAAATCACACACATCAATAGTAGGTCGTTCCCACCACGGAACATCGTGTGCTGTTTCCTTTCCGAAATATTCAATTCCAGGTAGTGGATACTGTTTATCTGGACATCGGTATATTCTTTCAACTTGATTCGTGTCTGTAGCTTGTAACACTATTGAATAAATTTCTAATAATTCTTCTGTAATAGCACTAATTTTTGAATGTAATAATACTGCTAGTAACGCATCATCAGGTTTTCCTGGGATTACCATAACATGATTGTCTGTTTTATCTAGCATAATATCTAGCAAAGGCGAATCTTTATCAATCAATATGATGTATTCTAAAATGCCCTCAAGCCAAACTTTAAGTCGTTGAAATCCTATCATTGCTTTTGTTCCCATTTCATCGGGAGTTAGTATTCCATCGTCTATCGGCGCACAAGAAATGTTTAATGTTATTGTCGTAGAAGAAATTTGTGAAGTTCCTTCTTTTTCTTCATAAATTCTTGTTGCTGCAAATTTATGTGGTATAATAATAAATGAATTATGTTCAGGTGTTGGAAATTCCATTATAAATCTTTTTGCCTTTTCACTGGAATCTCAATATTTGCATCGGGATCCACTTTTTCTATTGTCTCAATGACTCCTATTTCAATAGTTTCATCAGGAAATTTCTTTTCAAACTCCTCGACCCGTTGCAAGTATATACGTTCTGAAAATTCTTGTTCGTAAACGATAAGTTGATCCCGTATACTATCTACCATACCAGCATGACCAAACGTTGTTTCTTTATACAAAATATTTTGCAATTTTTGTATGCGTTGCTGCAATTCTTCGCTTGTCAGTTCTCTAGCATCAATAAATGGATGATCCACTACTTATACTCCTCATAAGCTTGCTCATTTAATTCCCACTTATTCAAATATGTTCGTAATTCTTCTGTTTTGTAGTGGTCTCTGCTTGCTGCTGTTTTTATTGCGTGACAATTATGACATCGAGATTCGCATAAAGTTAATTCATTTTCAACTTTGCTCCAGTCAACTCTGCCACATAAATCACTTATGCTTGCAGATTTTCCTGGCCTAATGTGATCTAGACTCAATACAATGGGGTTATCTTCTCCGCAGTCTACGCAAGGATTTTTTGTAAAATATTCCCATAATTTCTGAAAATTGTTATCAGTTAATTCACGCTTAACTGTGTATGCTCTTATTCTTGAACATAGTCTACAATACGAAGATAATTGTGCTGTCATCCTGCTTTTATTTTTGAGGGTGTAAAAATCCGTAAGGGGTTTTTCTTCCTCGCACGTTAAGCATTCCTTCGTATCATCCATTATAGCACCTTTACGCTGCTTTTGCAAGTTGCGTAAGTTTGGCCTTGATGTCATCCTTGATTTTCGAACCAGAATCTACTTCATATATAGGAGAAGTGAATGTAGTTGTGTTTCCTGGATGTGTATTACCCGCAAAGCCTGTGCAAGATGTTCCGCCTGATAATGTAACGCTGCCTGTTGTAGTGGCAGTTGTCGCTGGAATAGTCACCGCTGATACTGCATTAGTAGCAGTAAATGTGTTTGTGCCGTTATTGTACCAGTGTGTAAATGGGTCTACAGAAGTTCCACCACTACCGAGATATGGCTGTGCTTGCGGCCATGTTTGCCCTTGACCTTCGACTGCTGCGACTCTACGTTGTAGGTCGTCAATAGTTTCCATCATTTTAGTAAATGGGCCTGGCTTGCAATCCTCGTCAGACAGGTTTAGTCTGATAAGAAATACGAATTTCTTCAATGCTTTTTGTATTTTGGGATCGTCGCTTGCGATTGCAGCGTCGAGGAGCGTAATAAATTGCTCAAAATCTTCGTCGTTCATAAATGTATCCTTAGTTAAGTATACATTTATTTATCACGAAAATTAAATACGTTGTTTTGAAATACAGGTATTGTTCAATGATAAATTATTTATCAGGTAAATTACCAGCTTCTCCAAAATCTTCTTCCTCATCATTCTGTGCAACGATTTCATATCGTTCACGAATGTCCCGCACTCGTCCTGCAAGTTTTACGTCACCTTCGTATGTTCCAGTAACATAAAACATAGACGCGAGCCCTTCTGCGACTTGCGATGGATCTTTTGCTGGCATGAACTCCAACAGAAATTCGACATCTTCCTTTACCTGCGCTAGGATATGCTCAGTCACGTTTTGAATCCTTCTGTATATGTGTCAAATTAGCTTGCTATTGTGCATCAAGCCACGTATTAAATTCGTCCCGCCCGTTCTCAGTTAGCGACATTGTTACTATCTCGCCACTTTGCAATTCTCGCACATCGCCTGCAATATATACCTTAAAATTAGACATCGGTCGTAAGCAAACATATTCCTTTTGATGCCCGACATATTCTATGTGACCTTCTTCGACCAATTCTGAAACTGTGTAGAAATCGTCGTAGTATATTGTTTGGAACCTTTCCTCTGCGCGTGAATCTGTAACTGGAATCGGAACTCCAGTTCTCATCATAAAATCCAATTCTCTAGTACGCTCGTTGTCCATATCTTCCTTTTTATTATATACACATTATTATTTAGTTGGTTCAAACAATTTCCTAATACTATTGGCGATAATATCTTTGGTATTGCGTCGTACATCGCCATATATAATGCGTCCTTCTCTGTTAATGTCTTGCTTGATGTAGTCAACAGGATCAGGATTCATACTAACTTCACCGCCAAAAATTGCTGCTGCTGCTATCGTGCCAGCCGCACTCGGTATCGTATTGACCACTTCTTGTGTACTTGCGCACCCAGTCAGTGCGATCAATATTAGCAGTATAACATAGTTACGCATTGTCAGCAACCTCATTTCTGCCACGGAAGTCTTCCAGCGATTGCACTGTAAAAAGCTAACGTCCATACAACCGAAGGAAATATAACGACTAAGAAAAATATTGCTATGCCGAACCAGTTCATTCTACAACCTCGTTTTTGCGTTTGCCAATAATAACTGGACCCTCGGAAGTAAGTTCATATCCAGGGCAACTCAACTCAAAGTGGTCTACAGCAACGGATCCTTGTGTTACTGTCCATGCTCGTTTAATTCTCATACCAAATGATCCTCGTCGCTTGTACTTGCGCGTGAACAAATAGGTTGAGTTTCCGAATTTGTTTTTCATTATAATATTCGTTTGCCTTTTAATGTGTCGGTGAAAACTCGCTTTGCGAGATCCTTAATAAATACGATGAAACCATTTCCCATGCTGTATTTGTCATTGTCGATTGCGACTCCGACTCCGTACAATGCATCGCGCAGAAACATGTTTTCGCTATAATTCTCGTATCCAGGTTGTTTTGGATACGTTTTCCAATAATGCTGCATGTACTCGACAGCAGCCTCAATATCAAATTCGTCACGTTTTCCTAAAAGATTTTCTTCTTTAGACATATTCTTCATCTCCGCCTTTAAGTCTGCGAACAAATTTGTTTTTTACGTTTTCTTTTACTGCTAGGCTGCATTTTGCTAGCCTGTTCGCCTTCCAATTTGCCGC